TTTACATCATGGCAGACATGGGCAGTTAACAAAGGTATTCACAAAGACGTTGTGGGTTATCTGTCATTCGCTAAACAAGATTTGTATGAGTTTGATGGCAAATCATCAAGTAGAGCATTCGCTACACCCCGTAGCTGGTGTTTCGTTAGTGACTTGTTGAATGATGAGGATGATACTGATAGTGATACATTGTTCAATTTGATTAGTGGTGCTGTTGGTGAAGGTCTTGCTGTTAAGTTTGCCGCACACCGCAAAATTGCAGGTCGTATGCCCGAGCCAAGTGAAATTCTTTCTGGTAAAGTAAAAGACTTGTCAGTCAAAGAAATTTCGGCAATGTACTCTCTTACAATTTCAATGTGCTATGAATTGCGTGATGCACTTGAGAATAAGAAAGTTGACAGTAAGAAATTCCACGAAATGGCTGACAACTTCTTTAACTATATTATGACTAACTTTGAAACTGAGTTGGTTGTGATGGGCGCAAAGATTGCACTTAAGACATACAAGTTGCCGATTGAGCCAAGTCAATTGAAACACTTTGATGACTTCCACAAGAAATACGGCAAGTATATCGTACAAGCTGGCGAGTGATTTTATAGATGAGTATGGTGTGAACATACTCATCTTTTTTAATAAAGGTATATATGAAAGCAAAAGTTTATTTTTATTCATTGGGTCAAAGTGCCCGGGCAAAAGGAATGACAAAGGACCAAGGAATGGCCTTGTATAGTATTGAATCCGCACAGGATTACGCACGTATTGCATTTGATGCAGGATATCGTGGCTTGTCAATTTGACAGTAAATACACAATGTGCTATAATAGACACATAAACACTAAAGGATCATTATGAGTGAAGTATTAAATCCCACAAAGAAACGTAGCCGCAGTAAGAAATTTGAAAATCTAGTAGGACCTACAGATAGTAAAATTGATGCACTAGCACGTGAGCGTTTGGTAACAGCACGTATTGGTCTATTGTTACGTCATAGTTTTTTTGGCAATCTTGCTACACGTATGCAATTGATTAATGCCGATCTATGGTGTAGTACAGCGGCAACTGATGGTCAGAAGTTCTATTACAATAGTCGCTTCATTATGATGTTGAAGCCTAAGGAAGTTGAATTTCTAGTTGGCCATGAAGTGTTACACGTAGTATACGATCACATGGGCCGCCGTGACAATCGTGATCCCGAAATCTGGAACATTGCTGATGACTATGCTGTTAATGCAGATTTGAAACGTCACAAAGTGGGTCAGTTTATTACATCAGTGCCTTGCTTATATGAGCAAAAGTATGATGGTAAAGCGGCAGAAGCTATCTATGATGATTTGATGAAGAATGTTCAAAAAATCTCTATTGAAGATTTGCTTGACCAGATGATTGACGATCACATGGATGGTGACGGTGATGGTGATAATGAAGGTAATGGTGAAGGTAAAGGTAAACGTCCCTCAATGAGTGCTGAAGAACGTGAGCGTGTTCGCCAAGAAGTTAAACAAGCTATTATCAATGCCGCAAGTAGTGCTGAAGCAGGTCAGTTACCACTAGGTGTTGAAAGATTGATTCGCCAACATACTAACCCAGTTATGCCTTGGCGTGAACTGATTCAAACTAATTTGACAAGTGCTATTCGTACTGATTATAGTTGGATGCGTCCCTCACGTAGAGGTTGGCATATGGATGCTATTATGCCCGGCATGACACCGGGAGAAGAAATTGATGTTGTCGTATCTATTGACATGTCAGGTAGTATTAGTAACAAACAAGCACAACAATTCTTAGGTGAAATCAGTGGCATGATGGATGCGTTTGATGGCTATAAGATTCATGTATTCTGTTTTGATACTGAAATTTATAATCCACAAGATTTTAACAGTGAGAATATGGACACGATTGATACATATGAGCCTCAAGGTGGTGGTGGTACTGACTTTGATTGTATCTTTACTTACTTGAAAGATATTGGCAATGTACCTAAACGATTGATTGTATTCACTGATGGCTACCCCTGTGGTAGTTGGGGTGATAGTGATTATTGTGACACAACATGGATCATTCATGGTGATAAGAATCCCAATCCCCCATTCGGGACTTATGCTATCTATGATGAAAAATAATGAGCTATCTTGACTACATTATAATTTCAATACTTATATTGGGTTTGCTTTGGCTCTTTGTTATTGCCTTAACTAGATTTTTGGGAATGATAAAAGATGTCGATGATTAAATCTTGTGAAGAAATAATCATTTACGAAAGCCCGGATGGTGGTAAGACGGTCTACTCACGTAAGAGTGGATCGTCCGATAGAACATTAGTACAAGAGGATCCCAATAAGCACTATATCACTAAATGGTATGAGTGGAAAGAAATTCTTAAGTTAGCAGAAACAGAACCTTCATTAGCAAACATAATTAACAAAGCAGAAATGTTATATGTCATACTCAAGAAAGAAGAAAACTAAACATTACTTAGCAATGTGGGATATGCTGGGTCTTGAAAGTCTACATGATGTTGACTTGCATATGGATAAGTACAATGAATGGGAAAAACAAAAAGTTGTTGCCATTCTTAAAGAAGAACGAATCCCCAGTCAGCCAATAGGTATTCCATTACAAATGATGCTACTACGTGCAAAAGTAAACAGTCAACGTATGTATGAGATTTATGAGTTTAATAGTACAATGGCTTATGATGAACTGAAAGAAGTATTTGAAATTGATCCACAACCCATTGTAGAATGGATTAGAAGTAATGGTAAAAAAGTTTATAGTGATTATCTTAAACAAGATAGGAAATTGATTGTATGATGTATATTGGTACAAGCCTCGGTGGTTGCTTACTTAGTCTTATGCATAATGAAGTGTCCGAGGATGAGGTTATGTTCATTGTAACACGTACATTATGTCCTACATATGATACTTTTATGCAAGTAGTAGAACAATATTACGCAGAGGGTAATCCCTATCCAAGACGTTCTAAATTGAGTGAATTGGGTGATTATGATTTGACTGATGTAAAAGCATTAGCTACGAGATTATACTACTCAGGTAGGATTCATCAACCTAGAGTATTTGATAATGCAGGCCGCAAAGATGGTCATCATTATCAGTATAATCATCCGGCAAGGTTAGGTCAAGGATTGTGGATGCAAGTTGTTCCCACCAATGATAACTCAACTCCTGCAGTAGTTGAAGCATATGAAAAGTATAAAGTATTAGATACATTGACAAAATGATAGACTATGAGATTGATCCCTATATTTGGTTTGGTAAAAGAGAAGTAGAATTTTATCCAAAACATTTTATATTAAGTGATACACCATTGACGATGAATTCAAAGCAATGGGTATTAGATAATATCAAGGGTAGATTTTGTATTGTACCAGTCAGTCAAATTTTTCTAGTAGAATACAATTTGGGTAACATAGCATTCGAAAACCCTAAGGATGCTACGTTTTATGAACTTAAGTGGTCATAAAAAAAATTTAACATGTTTAATTCACATTAAATATGTTTAGCTTATATAAGAGGAGAACACACTATGAGTTTTACACGACATGTTGGTAAACACGGTGATAGAAAAGTTGCAGTAGTATTTAGAGAAGTACCAGGTGAAGCACATATGTGTTTAGTCACTTATACTGAGACAATCAATCAGCATATACACGATCCATTGATTCAATGTATTGAGAGTGATATCGGTCAGAATAGTGAGCATTTAGCCGATGCATTAAACAGAACCTATACTAAAGATGGCAAACCCATTTTACAAGTATTGCATTTAGAAGGTCAATTGAAAAAGGTTCAGACAAGTCAAATTTTGATGACACCTTCACCAAATCAATTAATTCGTTTAGATGAACTTAACAAGATACTAGATGAAATGAAATTGGGTGAGGATGCTGTTAAAAGAATGGCTGAATTAGACAAGTCACGTGGCATACAAGATCCTGCTACAGTAGCACGTAAGATGCGTGGTGCTAAAGATGCAACAGTACCAACAGGTCTACAAGCCTCAGGTGATGCGTTAGGTGATCAGGCTATTGCACAAAACTTACGTCAACAGGCAGCTAAGATGGATATTGAAGCTAAAGGTTTGATGGCAGAATCTGCACGTTTACATAAAGAAGCCGCACTACTTGAAGGCGTTACTGCTGAAGTAACTAAACCAAAGAAAACTACAACAAAGAAAACTAAAGTTAGTGTCTAATGTCACCAGAATTTATCGATAAGTGGGAACACATACTTGAAGATGTTGAGAAGAATAAAATTCCTGTTGAATTTATCAAAAAGTTAATTATCAAACTTAAAGGTAAAAAGCAACAAACAATTAACATTGCGAAGTTTTTACAACAAGGATTGGATCCCGATCAAATTGAAGATGCAGTTAGTCGTAAGTTAGATGAACTGGATGAACTAATAGTTAGCGTAGAATTTGTACTTAATGTTCAAAGTATTGCTGACACAGTACAACCAGAGACTGATAGACTATTAGGTAAACTTTAATTAAAAAGCCCTGATTCGTTGGGGCTTTCCTTATATTATGATATAATAAATTATGAAACAATATAAAGAATTATTACAAGATATACTAGACAACGGAGAAGTTAAAGATGACAGAACTGGTGTTGGCACACATAGTGTTTTTGGACGCCACCTTCGCTTTGATTTGCGTAGGGGCTTTCCCGCAGTCACTACTAAAAAACTTGCATGGAAAGCTTGTGTCGGTGAACTACTTTGGTTTATTGAAGGCAGTAGTGATGAGCGTAGATTGGCAGAGATTACCCATGGTACTAGAGAAGATACCGTTACGATATGGACACCAAATGCATTGTCACCCTATTGGAAACACAAAGCAAAATTTGAAGGTGATATTGGTCGTATCTACGGAGTACAATGGCGTCACTGGAATAAGTACCGCATAGAAAAAGACATGGGCCCGGCACACAAAGGTGGCACACGCCTCGCAGTTGACAAGATTGAAGTAGACCAATTGGCAAATCTCATTAAAGGATTAACTGAAGATCCTAATGGGCGCAGGCACATACTAAGTGCTTGGAACGTGAGCGAGCTAGACCAAATGGCATTGCCCCCTTGTCACGTTATGAGTCAATTCTATGTTAACAAAAATCGTGAACTATCTTGCCATATGTATCAGAGATCCGTGGATGTTTTTTTAGGCCTCCCCTTTAATATTGCTAGTTATGCATTACTTATACATCTATTGGCACATCACTGTGGTTTGAAAGTAGGAGAACTTATAATCAGCACAGGTGATACACATATCTATAAAAATCATATTGAACAAGTTAAAGAACAATTAACACGTGAACCTTATCCATTGCCTACATTAATGTTAAACGCAGAAAAGAATAACATCTTTGAGATGACAATGCAAGATATACATTTAGAGAATTATCAAAGTCATGGCCCTATCAAAGCAACAATGGCAGTCTGATATTGAACTTAGACCTAAGTATCAGGTACAAATATCTGATACAGGTGAAGAATCAGTATCTATCACTCAAGTAGTTCATACTATTAGAATGGGTGATGTTGAAGATCCTGATTTAATGGTGGCACAACCTATATATGAATGGCAACAAACAGAACAAGGTAAGTGGATAATGGAAAACTCTAATCCTATACCTAGTTGGCATCGTAACCATGACCTATACAGTTATGGTCACATATATCAAATTAGAGCATATCTAACACATAAACAATTAACATTTTGGAAGTTAAAATATGAGTAATATATTAGTAACGGGAGGATTGGGACTCATTGGACACAATGTAGTTAAACGATTGCAAGACAAGGGTCATCTAGTATCTATCATGGATACTAAAACAAACTATGGTATAATCCCACAAGATGAAATTAATTATTTGATGACTGAACGTAGAAAGAAAATAGCAGTAGATAGTTATATCTACGATAGAGACATTTGTGATGCTAAATCAGTTGACCACATATTCAATGTAGAGCAACCAGAGATTGTAATTCACATGGCTAGCTTCCCAAGACAAAAAGTAGTTAATAGTAATCCCGCTTGGGGAAGTCGTGTTATGAGTGAAGGGTTGCTCAACTTGCTGGAAGCTAGCGATAAGTATGATGTACGTAAATTCATTTATATCAGTAGTTCAATGGTGTATGGTGACTTTACTGACGATGTAACAGAAGATGCTATCTGTAAACCACAAGGACAATATGGTATTATGAAACTTGCAGGTGAATGGTTAGTCAAAGATTACACACGCAAGACCAATCTTGTTCATACTATCATTCGTCCAAGTGCTGTATATGGACCACTAGATGTTGAGGATCGTGTTATCGCTAAGTTTATGTTAACTGCAATGCGTGGCGGTACATTGAATGTAAATGGTGCTAATGAAACATTAGACTTTACCTATGTTGAAGATGCCGCAGATGGAATTGTTGCAGCCGCATTAAGTGATAACACAGAGAACAAGACATATAACATTACTAAGAGCCACAGTCGTACATTGTTAGAAGCCGCACAATTAGCATTGAAACTAGCAGGTGGTGGAACATTAGTAGTTAAAGATAAAGATAAAGATTTTCCAAGTCGTGGGGCATTGAACATTGATGCCGCTCGCAAAGACTTTGGATATGATCCTAAAACTGATGTAGAAGAAGGATTTGAAAAATATTATGAGTGGCTTAGTAATAGCACATTTTGGTCTAAAAAGACAGTACGGTAATCTAAGAGATGAGTTATTAGATGCCACAGACCGTGCCCTTAAAGACGGACAGCTTGTGAGTGGGCATTATACACGTTCGTTTGAAGAATGGCTTAAGAATCGTACTAAAACACAATATGCTATCACAGTTCATAGTGGTACACAAGCATTAGAGATTATTGCTAGGTATAAGAAACATAAACATTTAGAAACATTCAAAAATAATCCTAAGATTCGTATACCTAACTTAACTTACCCAGCAACACTAAATTCATTATTAAGTGCGGGATGGGATGTAGACTTAGTTGATACAGACAAGAACGGTGTCATTGAAGTAGAGAATAGTTTAAAAGGATATACGTGTGTCATGGGATATGGTGGTCGTAAGCCATGGCCTATTGCAGGGTATGCTAGCGCAAATGCAGTAATTGTAGATGGAGCACAACATTGGTTAGTGTGTAATGGGGATGTAGGTAGTGGTATGTCTATCAGCTTTGATCCTACAAAGAACTTACCTAGTTCAGGTAATGGTGGTGCTATTGTAACGAATGATGAACATTTATATTTGTTTGCATCAACATATAGAGATAACAATAAGCCTGCATTCCATGATGTAGGCACTAATAGTAAAATGAGTGAACAAGATTGTGCTCAGATATTAGTTAGAGCAAAGTACATAGATGAATGGCAGAATCGTAGAAGTGAAATAGCTAAGTATTGGTGTGATAAGTTTAAAGAACTACCATTACGTTGTTTATCTGATACAAAGGACCCGCACGCACATCAGAAGTTTGTAATGTATATGGATGATAGAAATAGATTACAGTCACATCTAAAAGAACATGGAATAGATAGCAAGATTCATTATGAATATGTACTAGGTGATTTACCGTTAGCACAAGATAGGAATATTAGTAGACCTGATTTAATGGCTATAAGCGTAATGTTAAGTAGGGGAGTATTAAGTTTGCCCATGTATCCTGAGTTAACCGATCAAGAAGTAGAATATATAGCGGATAAAGTAAAATTGTTTTTCTAAAGTATAAATAAGAATACTATGTTTATCCTATCATTACTACCCGACGCCGCAATACATATAATATTTATATTAGGTATTTTGGGCACAATAGCAGGATTCGTCCTAGGATTCATTCCTTTTGTCAAAACATATCAATTTGCTATACAAATATGTAGCATTATTGTACTTGTATTTGCTGTATACCTTGAGGGTGGATTAGCCGACTATAAAGAGTGGGAACTTAAAGTCAAAGAGATGGAAGCTAAAATGGCTCAAGCTGAAGCACAATCAGCTAATAAGAACATAGAGATACAAGAAAAAATAGTAGAAAAGACTAAGGTTATCCGTGAAAAGGGTAAAGACATTATCCAATACATTGATAAAGAAGTAATCAAAAAAGAAGAAGTTATCAAGTACATTGAAAACTGCCCAGTACCTAAAGATGTAATTGATACATTAAATAAAGCCGCTAGCATGGGAGATAAGAAATGAAGTATCTTCTAATAGTATTATTATTAGCTGGATGCTCAACCGTTGTTCCAGTTAAACAAAAGTTTCCCAATGCTACCCCCGAATTGATGAAGAAATGCGAAAGTCTTAAAAAGATTGAAGGTGATAAAGTAGCAATTACAGACATGTTGAAAGTAATTGTACAGAACTATTCACTATACTACGAATGTTCAACTAAAGTAGATGGATGGCAAGATTGGTATAACGAACAGAAAAAGATATTTGATAGTGTAAAATAATAGCATATTATGAAGTATTTTATATTATTGAGTGTATTATTAGCTGGTTGCGCCACTAACAATGATTTTGAGTTATACTTAGAAGCACAGAAAGCTATCAGCAGAGATGCTACAATGAGCGAAGCCGCACGTATTAGTGTACTGATTGACTTGACAAAGAGTTCAGATAATCAAGTTAAAATGGAAGCAATACGTGCTTTACAAGAGATACAACGTAGCAAAACCCCTATAGTTATTGAAGCCCCAAAGAAGAATTGGCTTGGCCTTTGATAAATACATTATAGTCTAGGAATTATAATGACACAAAAAGTTATCAAAGCAAGCAAGATACCAAAAGAGACTCCAGAACCTATTGTCAATACACCTGTTGTTGTTGAAGCCATTCCAGTAGTTGACACCTTATCATTTGTTAGCAGTGAAGGACCTTACGGTTCACAAGAATATATTAATATTGGAGCCACTCCTAATGACGGATTAGGTGATCCATTACGTACAGCGTTTAGTAAGATTAATAATAACTTTAGTAATTTATTTCTCACAACAGTCAACACAAATTCAACATATACTACTGGATTAACAGCTAACCAAGTTATCTATGAATATCCAGCTAATGCATTTACACAGGGTGTATTTCAAATTCGTTCAAGTAATCCAGCCAATAGTGATAGCCAAGACATTACAATATCAGCACAGATTACAAATAGTAACGCATCTGTCAAGTTTACCGGGTATGGACTAACCTTTTCAGGTAGTGCAGTTTCTAACTATAACATGGATGTAAATGGTGGAAATATCAGAATTCTAGCTAATCCAATTGCCAATGCAAATATAACACATTTTATTGCATCTCAAGTGACTTTTAACAGTAGTATTTAATATGAGAGCAAAAGAATTTATCAGTGAAGGTAAAACAGGATCAATCACACGTGATGTAGGATTGGCATTACCCGGTGCTTTTAAAATTCCTGCACTTAAGAACCAAGACCCTTATTTACAATATCGCTTTGGTGTAGCAATTGCAGGTGCTAAAGGAGCTCAACAACGTGCTAAAGATGGTGTCCCTGAATTTGATGGTAAAGAATCAATATTTGGTGAAAATGAAATCATAGTAAGTTATGATCCTCATGTAGCAGATTACATACATGATGCATTACGTTCTATGGGTATGCCACCTAGTGACGCAAAACAAATTGGTTCAATGGCTAGCGAAGAAGCACCTGATGTAGATAAAATAAGCCCGATTAAAGGATTTAAGGGATATAAAAGAAAATGAGAGCAACTGAATTTGTAACTGAAGGTGAAGGCAAAATGCATCACCATCATAGTCAAGCTACCCCTGGTGTTTCTAAAAGCCGTGATATAGGCGGTTATGACCGCATATATCATTTAAACCGTTTAATGATGGCTATGAGCATGGCTGATGGTAAAAGTAAAGATGCAGTAGAAATGGATAATGCCAGTTTTGCTGAAAAATATAACACTGTTCATCCATATACTGAAGAAGAACATAATATGTTTGTTTCAGCTACTAAAACTATACCTACAGATAAAAAAAATGTTGTACCCTATAGTAAATCACAAGAACCAGATGACACTAATACTACAAGTTTGGTTAAACCTTTTAAAGGTTACAAAAGAAAATAATTTCATCACCTATATTGAGAATAAGTAATTATATCAAATTACAGGAATCTCAATGATTGATATTAATAACACCCTAGACCTCATAAAACTTAAATTCTACAATGAATACCTGTACCAAGCACACATATATGACGAAGGTAACAGCCAGATACACGAGAGTCTGACCGCACAAGTTGTTAAACAATACATTGATCCATTAAATTTACCAAAAGATAGTAAAATCTTAGATTTAGGTTGTGGTCCTGGTTATTTTCTAGATGGTATGAAAGAACGTGGATATACTAATCTTACTGGAGTAACATTAAGTCCGGGTGATATTAAAATCTGTGAAGATAAAGGTCATACTATCAAGAAGTATGATTTAAGTTTTTTACCACAAAAAGATGGATACCATGATGAATCTGTTGATTTTATTTTCTTACGCCATGCATTAGAACATAGTCCATATCCTATCTTTAGTTTAATGGAATACAATCGTATATTAAAGCAAGGTGCAAAGATTTACATTGAAGTTCCTGCTCCGGATTGTGACCGTAAGCATGAATGGAACCTAAATCATTATAGTATTTTAGGTCAAAATCAATTGGCAGCATTACTGTCACGATGTGGCTTTGATGCTAATATCTTTAACAATTTAGAATTCACGCTAGAAGGTAAAAACGAAAAAGGTGAAGATTATAATGCAAAAGAAGTATTTTACTGTATTGTAGCTACAAAACAACGACCGTTAGATATTAAATAAAAAACGGCTTAGCCGTTTTTTTATGGATATAAATACTCACTATGAGTAATACACCTTCATTAGTAAAGAACCCGTACACTAAAACAGTTTTTAAAACTGATAAAGAACTACAGGATTTTATTAAATGCTGTGACCCAGATACAGGTTATCTATATTTTATGGATAACTTCTTTATGATACAACACCCTACAAAGGGTAGTATGGTATATCACCCCTGGGCTTATCAAAAACGATTGATTGAAACATATCACAACTATCGTTATAGTATTAGTTTGATGCCTCGACAGAGTGGTAAATCAACTTCAGCCGCCGGATATTTACTTTGGTATGCAATGTTTGTTCCAGACAGTACTATCTTAGTTGCGGCACACAAATATACAGGTGCTCAGGAGATTATGCAACGTATACGTTATGCATATGAAAACTGCCCCGATCATATTAAAGCAGGTGTTACTACATACAATAAAGGCTCATTAGACTTTGAGAATGGTAGTCGTATTGTTAGTGCAACAACTACTGAAAATACAGGTCGTGGTATGTCTATTACACTATTATACTTAGATGAGTTTGCATTCGTTCGTCCAAGTATAGCTAAAGAATTTTGGACAGCTATTACACCAACATTGTCAACTGGTGGTAAAGCTATTATTACAAGTACACCAAACAGTGATGAGGATCAGTTTGCTTATATCTGGAAAGGTGCTAACAAGACTGAAGATGATTTTGGTAACACCACTGAAGTAGGAGTTAATGGATTTAGAGCATACAGAGCGCATTGGAGTGAACAACCCGGACGAGATCAACAATGGGCTGATGAAATAAAAGCACAGTTAGGTGAAGATCGTTTCAATCGAGAAATTGGTTGCGAATTTATTATTGCGGATGAAACATTGATTAATCCAAACACATTGTTAATGATGGAAGGTATAGAACCCGTAAGTCGTATAGGACAAGTTCGTTGGTATCAAAAACCAACAAAAGGTAATATATATTGTATAGGATTGGATCCAAGTCTTGGTACAGGTGGCGACCCATCTGCTATTCAAATATTTGAAGCAAACACTACTACTCAAGTGGGTGAGTGGAAACACAATAAAACAGATATCCCTAGCCAAATTAAACTATTAGCACAAATAAGCAAATATATAGTAGAATGCACCAATGAACCTAATAACATCTATTACAGTATTGAATGTAATGGAATTGGTGAAGCCGCGATCATTTCATTAAATGAATACGGGGAAAGTAATATTCCGGGTATCTTTATCAGTGAAGCAGGTAAAGGACGTAGAGGATTCAATACTACTAATAAGAGTAAATTAGCAAGTTGTGCTAAGTTCAAAACATTGGTTGAAAGCAAGAAAATGACCGTAAATAGTCGTAGTCTTATAAGTGAATTAAAAGCATTTGTTGCACATGGTGGTAGTTATGCCGCAAAAATTGGTGATACAGATGACTTGATTATGGCTAGTTTGTTAGTGACACGTATGCTACAGCAATTAAGTGACTATCATTTTGACTTAGAGAACCAAATACGTGACCATGATGAAGTCATCATGCCATTGCCCTTCTATGCGGTACTGGGTTAAACAATATTTGATAAATACATTATGCCAAAAAACACAGAATCATTAAACCGTTCATTATTTGACCTTTTACACAGTAAAGGGTTTGACCCTACAATGCTTGATACCTCAGGTAAGGAAATTCCTACTCCTGAGGAAGCAGAAGTATTTCAATTCAACTTCATCAAAGACGGGGAAGATTACGGTAAAGTAACTATCTCTATTGATGGATTACATAAGTTATGTATATATTTTAGCGATGAAGTAGCAAGTAGTGAAAAAGAAGAAAGTCATGGGGAAGATGAATCTTGGTATAAAATATTAAATCAATTGAAACGTTTCTCACAAAAATATCAATTGAGTTTTGAGTTAAAAAATGTTGACCATTTGAAACACGATATGGCAAAAAGGGAATATATGAAAAAGCAAGAAAGAATATCAGAAGGTTATTACCCAATGGGTAAAAAAGCAAGCTACAACGATGCTGTACCAAATGTAAAGATTGTAATACAGCACACTCGCCAAATTGAAGAAGGTGAGCAACGTTATCGTAATATTGCTAAAATCTTTTTAGAGAACCAAGAGGGTGAAAGATTCTTAGCTCCAACTATCAAGCCAGGTGTTGCTAGAGTATATGGTCGACTAATTGCTGAAGGTGATAAGCCACACGGTGAACGTTGGAATCACGTTACAAGTTTAGTAGAAGAATATCAAAAGATGGGTGCGTTTGTTCGTGCTACACGTAATGGTCAGTTCAATGAATCTGCACAACGTCTAGTGAATGAAGGTATCAATCACTATCAAGGTTTACGTGAGACATTAAGTAGAATGACTGGTCATCGTGGTTACAATACTTACTTTGAAAGCTGGACACCATCATTGATGGAAAACGAAACTGAAGAAAACAATTTGAATGAGTTGTTTGTGCAAGAGACATTAGACCCACGTATTGAAAGTGTAATGCCAATATTGAACAAGCTACAAAAGAAAGTAGCAGAGATGAAAGAAGTTGGTGAGTTAAGCGAATGGGCTGATAGTTTAACAGAAGCTCCTGGCGCTGAAACACTTGGACACAATGTAAGAACAGATGCTAAGAATTTAAGAGCATTTGATTTAGAAGAATCGGAAGACGATATTGATGATCCAGTTGTAAGTGCAATAACTCGCCGCATCATACGTCAACACCCTGAATTATTGAAGCACGGTCCTGATAAAGTATTGGCTGCTATTGCCGATGTTGCAGACTTTGTGGGTGATGTTGAAGAAATTGGGTCAAGTGATGTTAGTGGTTGGGTCAAGCAAGTAGCACGCCAACTAAATGGTGTGGATGAAGGTATGTTTGATAAAGTCAAAGATGCTGTTAAGACCGTTGGCGGTAAAGTATTAGATAAATTGGGTCATGGCAGTGATGAAGAACTATTGAAAAAGATGCAAAAAGATGTAGGTGCACCAGCAGGATCACAGCACGGTAAACCTAGCATGGCTAAACCAAATGATGATACAGATATCATTGAAGATGATATTGAAGAAAGCGCACTACAAGCATCTTTTGGTATTAAGAAGTACGGTAAAAAAGGTATGGATAAACTACGTGCCGCAGGACAAAAACATGCCAGTGAAAAAACAATGCAAAACATTCGTGCTGAATTTAGTGATAAAGAAAAACCTGTAACAGAAGGTCAAGAAGACTTAGATACTATTAGACGTTTATTAAGTAAGTAATATGAAAATATCAGCATTGTTGAGAGAAGCACCAAGTACTCCTGCATTATCTTTAGATCAGGATTTAATGCAGAGAGCCATGTTAAAGTTTCCCGGTTATGATAGCCAACAGGCATTATCATTGTATATGGCTGATAAGTTAAATCAACAACAAAAAATTGATGCCTCTCAAAATAATCTAATCAATACACAACGAAATGCTATTCAAACTCTTCAGGGAGAATTAGATGCCAATGAAGATGAAGTTGAAAGAATTAAACAATTAACTGCTAGAGTAACTGCCGGCGGTGCTGACGCTAGACAAAAAGCAAAAGTAAGTGGTGATGAATTAGAGAAACTACAAAAGCAATTAGAAGAATTAAAAGATAAACCAAATTTGGATCCTAAGCAGTATAAAGAAATGGAAGCACAAATTATGGCTTTGGCTTCTAACCCCTCAGCAGAAAATAGTGATGTTAAAAAATTACAAAGTTTAGTAAACAGTATTGATAGTAAGGCAACGGTTAACTATGATGCTGTTTACAAAAAACTTCAAGCTACTCAAAAAGAATTGGATGATAAAGAAGAAAGATTCTCCACTTATAGAGATAACACCAATGATTATAAAAAACAAACATCACAACAACTTGCAGATACTTCAACTCAACTTCAACAATTTGCAAAAGATGCTAACGAATTGAAAACTTTACAAGCAGGTGCAAAAAATGATGCAACTGAAATACGTGGTTTATTAAACGCTGTAACACAACTTTATAAATCACTTGCAAATAAGCAAGGTGATCAGCAGGGTGGCAATCAAAATGTTAATTATCCAAATTTGGTTGGTCCTAATGTTGATATACAGGCAGAAGATATTAATCATAACTTAAAAGAAGCACTACAATTAAACGAAGAAGGTAGATTAAATTGGAGTAACGACCAGTTTAATAAATGGATGGAAATAAATATTCCATTTTTATATAAGCATTTCATTAGTGCCTATAAACAAGAATTAAGTAATGCGAATCCACCGTATACTAAAAAACAAATATTAGATACCTTACAAGATGAAGCAGTTTATATAAAACTACAACTTGACCAGGGTGTTATGCCATCATCTGAAATGATGGCTAATTTCTTAAAAATTGCTAAAAATGCTTTATTTCAACAAAAGCCCGATCCACAATTAGAATTATCTAACGAAAGTATAGATATGTTAAACAGAATCATAAATCTTTCATCTATTAAAAGGGTTAAAAAACCGTAGGAAAAAATGTGTTTACCCGCAAAAGGGATAAATACTATTGACATTAACAGATAGTTTTGCTATACTATCTCTAATGTTAGTTACTTCATAGGGAAGTAGCGAATATTAAAAAACGAGACCATCTCAATTTTATAAGGAAATATTATCATGGCATCATTAGCAGACATTCGTGCCCGTATCGCGGCACAAGACAACAAATCAAACAACAAGGGTTCAGGAACACAATCTGACAACTCAATTTATCCACACTGGAATATGGACGAAGGCACAACAGCTACAATTCGTTTCTTGCCAGATGCGAATAATTCTAACACATTCTTTTGGGTTGAACGTCAGATTATTAAACTTCCATTCAATGGAGTAAAAGGTGATACTAACATTAAGCAAACAGTTGTACAAGTTCCGTGTATGGAAATGTATGGCGATGCTTGCCCAGTACTGGCCGAAGTTCGTCCTTGGTATAAAGACGAAACACTGAAAGAAATGGCAAACAAGTATTGGAAGAAACGCAGTTATCTATTTCAAGGTTTTGTTCGTCAGAACCCAATGGGTGATGACAAAGTTCCTGCAAATCCAATTCGCAGATTTGTTATTAGTCCACAGATTTTCACAATCATCAAATCTAGTTTGATGGATCCTGAAATGGAAGAATTGCCAACAGACCTTATGCGTGGTCTTGACTTCAACGTTAAGAAAACAAGTAAAGGTGGTTACGCAGATTATTCTACAAGTAACTGGGCACGTAAAGAATCACCATTGACAGAAACAGAACAGGCCGCTATTGAAGCACATGGTTTGTTTAACATGAATGACTTCTTACCTAAGAAACCAAATGAAGCAGAATTACGTATCATTAAAGAAATGTTTGAGGCATCAGTTGATGGTCAACCTTTTGATAATGAGCGTTGGGGTAGTTACTATCGTCCATATGGATTAGAAGCACCTGCAGGAGCGACCGCGGTTCAAACAACAGCTACTACTGAAACTAGAGCACCCGCAACTGCACCCGTAGCAGAACCTTCTACAGCGCCGTGGGAAGAAGATGCAATGGCAGCCGCAGAATCAATTAAGATTCCGCCAGCACAGCCTTCAAGTGACAAAGCACAAGACATTCTAGCAATGATTCGTGCTAGACAAAACAAGTCTTAATAGGTAATGGGGCTCAGGCCCCTCCTAAGGAATATTCCATGACCACAACAGACGAACGATACCGTGCTTTAAAGCAAAGTAAAAAGTTGTTGGAAGAGTTATGCGATCCAGGCAAGACACCAAGAGTGCCTAGTCTTATTAGAGACAAAGCAAGGACCGCATTACGACATTTTCCAAATGATTACGAACTTGAGCGTATTGCGGACAATTGTCCAGAATACCTTGACAAACAACCGTTACATGTATATACTAACGGCATACACAAGCAATAAGGAATAATATGAAATACCTAGAAAATTTAAGCAAAGTAAATGAATCATTTACAATCAATCGTTATACTAATGGTTATATGGTTGAAGTAGGTGGAAGAGATTCAGAGAATGATTGGAAGAATTACAAATTTCTCTGTACCACTGATGAAGAACTCTTTGAAGTAATCAAAGAAGCATTAGCACTAGAATTGGATAATTAAATGGCAAAACCCTTTGACATTAGTAAGTTCCGTAAGGACATTACAAAAAGTATTGAAGGTCTATCAATAGGATTTAACGATCCTACTGACTGGATCTCAACTGGTAACTATGCTCTCAATTATCTCATTAGCGGCGACTTTAATAAAGGCGTACCTCTTGGTAAAGTTACTGTCTTTGCCGGAGAGTCAGGCGCAGGAAAATCGTTCATCTGTTCAGGAAACCTCGTCAGACACGCACAAGAACAAGGAATTTTTGTAGTCTTAGTTGACTCCGAGAATGCCCTTGACGAAGCATGGCTACACGCACTTGGTGTATCTACAGAAGAAAATAAACTATTAAAACTAAACATGGCAATGATTGACGAAGTAGGAAAAACTATTTCTATGTTTGTTAAAGATTACAAAACACTACCAGAAACAGATCGTCCTAAGGTATTGTTCGTAGTTGACAGTTTAGGTATGTTACTAACACCCACAGACGTTAATCAGTTTGAAGCAGGTGATATGAAAGGTGACATGGGTCGTAAGCCTAAAGCACTAACAGCACTTGTTCGTAACTGTGTTAATATGTTCGGTTCACTAGGCATTGGCTTAGTAGCTACTAATCACACATATGCTTCACAGGATATGTTTGATCCAGATGATAAAATATCAGGTGGTCAAGGTTTCGTTTATGCTTCTAGTATTGTAGTTGCTATGAAGAAATTGAAACTTAAAGAAGATGAAGATGGTAATAAGATTAGTGATGTACGAGGTATTCGTGCCGCATGTAAGATTATGAAAACTCGCTATGCGAAACCATTTGAAAGTGTTCAAGTTAAGATTCCTTATGAAACAGGCATGAGCCCTTACTCAGGATTATTAGATATGATTGAGAAGGCTGAACTTGTTAAGAAAGAAGGTAACAGTTTAGTTTACACAACACTTGATGGTGAAATCATTAAGAAGTTTCGCAAAGCTTGGGAAGCAAATAGTGATGGCTGCCTAGACAAAGTTATGATTGAGTACTCACAAAAATCAACAACAAAGATAAGTAATGTATCATCGGAGGAGGATGTTACAGAATGAACTTAGATTTTGTTGCAGAAGTATGGGACGCATTGCGTTCTCATATTGATTTAAATGACCGTAGCGATGCGGCTGATTCACTAATCAATCTACTGATTGATAACAATTACGAAGCTGACGATATCAAAAATACCTTTAAGGGTGAGAAAGAAGTACTAACTGCTCTTAAAGAGAATTTGGCACACAACGATACTGAAGAATCGTATGAAGATTATGATGAAGATGACGCAGACGAAGAATGGGATTAAATGAATTGGTATACACGCATCACCCAAAATCTTGGTGTGTTACCTGACTTCATCTCTCATTATGAGAATGAACTAATTTCAGCTAAACAAGAAGTAAAGGTATATGGCAATGTTGAAAAGAACATTGCCGCAATACCCGGAGTTACTGAGCATAGATTTAATCAACTACAAGAGATAGAAGCCGTATTGAATTATCTCAATATCCAATTACGTAAAATTCGCCGAAAACATTTTCAAAAGTATTTAGAAGCATATAATAGAGCATTGACAAGCCGTGATGCTGAAAAGTATGCTGAAGGTGAAGATGAAGTAATTGATATGGAAGTATTGATTAATGAAATTGCATTACTTAGAAATCGTTGGCTTGGTATTATGAAGGCCTTAGAATCTAAGAATTTTATGTTAGGTCATATTGTTCGCTTGAGGGCTGCCGGTATGGAAGATATCACAATAGGTTAAATTTGACAATAAATGGATTTGGCTATATAATAGAGTCTTATTCAGTTGAAAGGGATTTATGGGATATCGTGTTGTTGCTGACAAGTATCAGATGGATGAAATGCGTACCAAATATGGTCCTAGAAACGGACTAGAAGGCCCGTTCAATTTCTCCGGAAGAGTGTTGTATTATGACAACAGTGAAGGCCAGTACTATGATCCTAGGTCCGATTTCTACGTAGAACAGTCGGAAATGAATGAAATTCATGCTAGTTTGATAGCCAAAATTTGACAATAAATGGGCTTTCTGCTATAATAGAATCTTAGACAGTAAAGAAGAGGACTACAAAATGACTACAGAATTTAAATCTTGGGAAGAGTTGACACAATTGGAACAAGCCCGGGAACTTTACTGGGATATGTACAAGGACGCTTACGGTGTTCGCCCTCGCGGTGTTGACACTTCAACTTGGACTTTGGAACAGTTTGAAGCTGAGTTTGAAGGACTTGGTGTAGCTATTGAAGCCGAAGATAAGGCCCGCAAAGAGGCAGAAGCTACTGCAACTGTTGTTTTTGAGCAACGGATTCAGTCATTGGTTGATGCTGGTGCTAAGGACCGTACAACAGCAATGCGCTGGATCCACGAAGCTGAGGATACTCAAAGCGATGATGAGTACTTGTGCTATACATTGGGCTTGCCTTATATGTATTTTCGTAAGGCCGCATAAGGCACAAAATTTGACAATAAATGGATAACGTGATACAATACTTGTATTGACACTGAAATAAAGGAAACAAATGTCTACTATTCGCATTCTCTCTGGCTCTTATCGTAAACAAGCAGTAGTCAATACTGAGTTTACACTAGTCAAGGGTTTTCAGACAAGTAAAAAAGGTAGTTATGTGACTGTAAAAAATGACGGTCAATTCGCAATCAATATCCCTGCAGTTAAGGTACTTGTTGATAATATTAATCAAATTGAATTTTTGAATGGAGATAATGTGATAGAAAATACAGTAAAATTTGCAAAAGAAGTTGTGAAAGAAACTGAAACAGAAGCAATGGACCGTATTGCTACTCGTTTCGAGGTCCTTGATGAAATGTCACGTGCTTGTATCAATGGTGATATCCGTGCTATGATTGTTTCAGGCCCGCCCGGTGTCGGCAAAAGTTATGGTGTTGAGACACAAATGGAAAAAGCAAGTATGTTTGACAAGCTTGCAGGTAAGAAAGTTCGCTTTCAAATTGTGAAAGGTGCGATGACAGCATTGGGTTTGTATAGTCAACTGTACAAATATTCTGACACAAAGAATGTGTTAATTTTTGATGATTGTGATAGTGTTTTTACTGATGACTTGAGTTTGAACATTTTGAAGGCCGCACTTGATTCAGGTAAGACACGTAGAATTTGCTGGAACAGTGATTCACGTTTGTTGCGTGAAGAAGGTATCCCGAATACTTTCAACTTCAATGGTAGTGCTATCTTTATCACTAACTTGAAATTCGGCAACTTGAAGTCTAAGAAATTACAGGATCACTTAGAAGCATTGCAATCACGTTGTCACTTTCTGGACCTGACTATTGATGGTGATCGTGATAAGATGTTGCGTATCAAGCAGGTCCATCGTGATGCTGATGGTGGTTTGTTCAAAGACTATGATTTTAATGAAGAACAATCACAAATTGTGATTGACTTTATGTGGGACAATCATACGAAATTGCGTGAAGTGTCCTTGCGTATGTGCTTGAAGATTGCTGACTTAGTAAAGATTAGCCCCGGCAACTGGAAGAATCTTGCACGTACTACATGTATGAAGTCTGTGTAAATTGTTTAATAGAACTTTTGGGGAACTTCGGTTCCCCTTTTTTTTACCTTAGGATAGTAAATGGATTTAAAAACACTTGAAGATGTTGCGACCTTTATGCTTGTCAATATTAGACTAAGCAGGTATGACCTACAATTTGTTAATAACTTAACTACATTAATTATTAGAAATAATACAATCACATCAAATCAGGACTCTCTTTTTAGAAAGATATCATTTAAATATCGAAAACAGTTTATTCAACACAAACTTAATGTTGATGATGTATTATTATTGCCATGGAAATGCAATATGATAGAAAGTTCTCCACAATATACAAATGCATCTATTAGTGTAATAAAGGATAAAATCATATTCAAATCTCCTTTCAGTAAAAGTTTTTTAACTGCACTAAAAAAGAATCCTGTATATTCAATGGAATGGCATAAAGATAAAAGACAATATGAAATGGAGTACGGACCTTCTACACTAAAATCACTAGTGTCCTTAAGTGCAGATTATTTTACTACAATAGATTATTGTCCTATTACTAAAGAAATTATTGATGTTCTTAGTGATTATGAATCAGTTAAATATTGGGAACCAACACTTGTTTATAATAACGGTTATTACTATGTAGCCGCATTGAATGAAGTTCTGTATAACAATATTAAAGATATTACTTTAACCAATGATTTACGAATGATATCGGATTACGTTCAATATGGAATTTATATCAGTGATTCGGTTGTAGAACATTTTTCTAATATTGAAGATCCGCTAAAAGTAAATCTTGCTATTAATTTTCAAAGTGAATTTGAGATTAGAGATTTGGATATTGCTGTTAAATGGTTAAGTGAATTGGGTTGCGATGGTATAACAGAATCATCAAAAATTAGTTCTAAACAATTGTTTTTGTTAGGGGAACATTCGGATAACTTGTTAAATAAATTGAACATTGATATAATAAGAGACCAATCTAACTTGAAATCATATGAGAAACCTGTTATGATACAATATAGAAATTACGGGTTTATGGATATTCCTACAAATCTATTTAAAATTATAAAATGTGTAAATTCGGAACCTGTAAATTTGGGAATTAAATGAAACAATGTAAAATAATCGTTAAAGATGAAGTTAATGTAAAGATAGAAGGTCTTGAATTAGCAGAGCGTAAAGCACTAATGAAAATGTTTGAGTATGAAGTTCCCGGTGCACGATATCTACCTGCAGTACGACTAGGAAGATGGAATGGCAAAGTAAGTTATTTCAGTCTTGCTGGTAGTACATATATTAATCTATTGGAAGAAATACTTCCCGTATTAGACAGAGCAGGATATGATATTGAGTTGGATGATACTAGGGATTATACAACAACCTTTGAATTCGCTGAAGTGTCCGAATCAACGTTCGCTCATAAGAACTGGCCTAAAGGTCATCCCAAAGAAGGCACCCCCGTAGAGCTACGTGATTATCAAATTACTATTGTTAATAACTTTCTAAAGAACCCGCAATCACTACAAGAGATTGCTACAGGTGCGGGTAAAACATTGATGACTGCCGCACTAAGTTATAGTATAGAACAATATGGTCGTAGTATTGTTATCGTTCCGAACAAGAGTTTAGTAACACAAACAGAAGCAGATTACATTAATCTTGGATTAGATGTTGGTGTATACTTTGGTGATCGCAAAGAGTACAATAAAACACATACTATTTGTACTTGGCAGAGTCTTAACAATATGCTTAAGAAAACAAAAGCAGGTGAAGCAGATATTATGGACTTCATTGAAGGTGTTGTTTGTGTCATGGTAGATGAGGTTCACATGGCCAAAGCAGATGCACTAAAGACATTACTGACTGGGGCCTTTGCTAAGGTTCCGATTCGCTGGGGATTGACCGGAACTATCCCTAAAGCTAAGTTTGAAGCACAATCATTGTTTGTTAGTTTAGGTCCTGTTATCAGTAAACTAAGTGCAAGTGAGTTACAGGATCAAGGTGTACTAGCACAATGTCACGTTAATATTGTTCAATTAAAAGATGATGTAGAGTTTAGTAATTACCAAAGTGAGTTGAAACACTTGCTTGAGGATACAAATAGACTAGATGCTATTGCACAACTAATATTAAAGATTAAAGAAACAGGCAATGTATTGATTCTAGTTGATAGAGTTAATGCAGGTAAAGAAATTGTTAGTAGATTACCCGATAGTGTATTTGTGAGTGGTGCTACTAATATGGTTGAAAGGAAAGAAGAATATGATGAAATTGCAACCAGTACAAATAAAATTATTGTTGCGACTTATGGTGTCGCCGCTGTTGGTATCAACATACCTAGGATTTTTAATCTGGTTCTCATTGAACCTGGAAAATCCTTCGTCCGTGTTATCCAAAGCATCGGTCGAGGCATTCGTAAAGCAGAAGATAAAGACTTTGTACAAATTTGGGATGTAACAAGCAGTTGTAAGTTTGCCAAAAGACATTTAACCCAACGTAAGGCTTTTTATAAAGAAGCAAACTACCCGTTTGACTTAGAAAAGTTGACATACAGATAAGAAAGTGTTATAATAACAAAATGCGTATACTCACACTAGAAAACGAATTCTATAACTTAGAAACACTCCCGGACGAAATTGATGACCTTCGATTTGCCATACTAGACAATAGTAATCCACAAAACGTAGACTATCATTACATACCACTTATCTTTTTAGAATCATTTAATAGTCCTGCACTTGTATTAAAGATTGGTGATAGCACTATTAAGATGCCTATTGATTGGCAAATACTAATTGGTGAACAAGAACACGGGGACTTAGAAACATTACCGTTAACAAGTATCAATGATAGAGGGTTCAATGCGTTTGAGTTTAATCCACTAACTAGTTTTAGTCCAAGTTTTGTTTCAATTGAGATTGTAGATATATATCACGATGTAACATGGTATGCACCTCGATTAAAGAACGGACAATTTTTGTGTGTACCATTAGATGATGGTCCTAAGCCTAGATGTGTTTACTTTGTAAAAGAAATTAGTCGTAACTGTGAGATTGTGGATTATAGTCAGGCTTTTTGATGGCAACAAAAAAGATTATCCCTACTGATGAAAAGTTAGAGAATCAAGATTTTAACTTGTTCGAAGCCATTGCGGCACTAGACAAGAAAGATTATGGTTATTACGATAGACTGACCCCTGAACAACAGCGCAAGTTTGTGCCATTCATGTTAATCAAGTGGTTAAGCTACGTGAAAGGTTCAGGAGATATTGCAGGTTATTATGTGATGAGTACAGAATACAATGCTAACAAATACTTCTTTAATGAAAGTGTTAGTAAGCATCCTAAACTACAATGGTACATGTTATGTGCGGCTAGTCCCGGATTAGGTAAACAATATCATCAATGGTTACCGCAAATCAAAGAACGTGTAAGTTTATTAAAAGAACCTGCACAAGTAAAAGAAATAAAAGAATATTTTACAAAGATTTATCCTAAAGCAAGTAGTGAAGATTTAACAGAATATTCAAAAGCATTCGTGCAAGAGCAAAGAAAGAAAATGCATCTTGCAGAAATATATCCCCATTTAAAAATAGCAGATATAGAAGTATTAAGTCAAACGGTTACAGATGAAGATATCACTCAATACGAAAAAGACAGAGGCAACTGATAACACAATCAAGTATGGTTGTGATTTTTGCAATAGAGAGTTCCTACGTGAATCTACTATGGCTAAACACCTATGTGAAAATAAACAACGTTGGATGAACAAAGAATTGCAGGGTAATCGTATTGGGTTTCAAGCTTGGATACAATTTTATAAGAAGAATACTTCAACTAAAAAAGCAAAAACATACGAAGAATTTATTCGCAGTGCTTATTATACAGCCTTTGTTAAGTTTGGTAGTCATTGTGCAAACATTAATGCAATCAACGTTAGTAGATATGTAGATTGGTTATTAAAGAATCAAATTAAAGTTGACACATGGGCAACTGATACTGTATATACAAAATATTTAATTGAGTATTTACGTAGTGAAGATCCGTTTGATGCGATTGCACGTAGTGTCCAAACTACCATAGATTTAGCAGAAAAAGAAGGGATACTAGCTAAAGACTATTTGTGTTATGGTAATATTAACAAGATATGTCATAGTATTACCAATGGTAAGATTAGTCCATGGATGTTATATCAAAGTGACAGTGGTGTAAAGTTCTTAGATAGTTTAAATGAATCACATGTAAAGATGGTCATTGATTATATTAATCCAGAACTATGGAAGATTAAGTTTAACCGTGAAACAGATAATGTGAAACAAGTTAAGGAATTATTGAATGCCGGCGGGTACTAGAGTTCGTATAACATGGCAAACACATCACAAACATCCTATATGGAATGAAACTTGTGCAATAGCGGTAGAAAAGTTTGGTTTACCCGGAGACAAATATGAAACACATGTGACTGAAGATTATATGGATTTTTACTTTAAGGATGAGCGTGATGCTATATTATTTGAGTTGATCTGTGGCTAATATAATTATCAAGGAAATAAACGTAACTAGAGTTTTAGATATAGTATCAGAGGTAAGAAAAATGGGTTGGGTTCAAGGAGTTGATTTTGACTTTGCTTATTACAAAGAAATGTGGGATGATTTTAGTTCTGAACCTATTATGGAACAACATACAGTTTTTACTTTTTACAATGATAGTAATGCAAGTTATTTTATGTTGAGGTGGGGATGAAAGAATTGCCATACACTGTAATTACTAAGAAACTTGGATACGAAGTAGAAGAATGGTGCAGAGATAACATAGGAGAACGATGGTTTGCTGTTGGTAGAAAGACAGGCAATTGGACATGTTTTTGGGTAGGAAGAGATGATCCTAAAAGTTATAGCTGGCATTTTAGAAATGAAAAAGATGCTTTTTGGTTTTCGCTGAGATGGCAATGATATATGAACATTATGACTATGATGCTGGATGGGAAAACACCAAACCCGGTTGGCATGAATGTTCAGTACATGCTAAACATCTTGACAAATATAACGAAATAGTTAAATGGTTAGAAACCAATATTGGTAAACACGAAAGACATTGTAGATGGGGTATAACTGACGATGACCTAATCAGTTTCAAGTTTAGATATGAAAAAGATTACATTTTGTTCACGTTAAGGTGGAGTTGATGGCATCAATACCTCACATACAGGACTACGATGACGATGATCCAAGTATAGACCAACGTAGAAATCGTTGGAACTATTGGGAAGCATTGAAGAAAGTTCGTAAAGAATATATGGCACAGAACAAAGAGTTTGACGCATATGATTTTGAAGATTATCTTACTGGACAATATGGCTTAAAGATGAACATAGTTAATGGTAATATAACAGATGGTTATGAGATTGTTGACGAAAAGAAGTACCTAATATTTTTATTAAAATTCCAATGAACAATAAACCTTTTCCCATAACCTCTTTACAAAAAGGTAAATTCCTAGTATCATGGCCTAAATGGGGTAACATTCAAACGTTTGCTATTAAGAAAAAACTGTTAGATGTACTATTTGAAGATATCGGTAGTGATGAAGTTGGTATTAGCATGTCGATTGTAAAAGACGAACTTGATATTATGTGGATTACATTAAACACTTGGGCACAAGACATTAATGGAGAATATGCTAGATACCTAGAAGATATGTATGAGATTAAAGGTGTGGCATTCAATAGTGAAGATGAAGCATTGAAGCTACAAGATTACTTAGAGAAGAAATATATTTGGAAAACATTACAGGCATAATATGGCACAAGATATAATGATTGATATGGAAACACTTGACACAAGTCCTGATTGTGTTATACTAACCATTGGCGCAGTAAGATTTGATCCTAAAGGTAGTGGTGTTGTTGAAAGATTAGAGTTACGACCAACGATTGAAGAACAAACAGAAATTTATAATAGGAGTATAAATGAAGATACATTACGATGGTGGAGTGAGCAAAGCCCGGCAGCACTTGAAGAGGCTATGGGAGAACACGGCAGAATTCCGTTTAGAGAATGTATGGAAATACTTTATAAGTTTTGTTGGAATCGCCGTGCTGTTTGGAGTAACGGTGCATCATTCGATGTGGTTGTGGCAGAGTCGGCCTGGCGAAACCTTGAAATGCGAATCCCTTGGCCTTTCTACACCGTTAGAGATACACGTACCTTGTACGAGATAACCGGCGTAAGTCTTAAAGACGGTGGTCACGTGACTAGTCACAAAGCAGTAGAAGATGCCGAAAGACAAGCTATTGTTGTACAAAAAGCGTATACTAAATTAATGAAAGCAGAATTGGTAGCACCTCCAAGATGAGAATAGAATCAGACATTGACATTGATTTTGGTGATAGAGACAAGTTATTACAACTTATTAAACACACGCCTGCCGCTATGCGTAATGCTAAACCTATGCGTAAACATGCTACTGGTGTATATGTTACTGATATTCCTTATGATCCTGTAAATGATATGGCAGCAATTGATTATGTTGTGGCAGAAAGTCGTGGATATTTTAAATTAGATTTATTGAATGTTCATGTATACTCACAAGTACAAAATGAAAAACATTTAGTTGAATTGATGGCAGACCCTGATTGGTCTAAGTTAAATGACAGAGAATTTGTTGAGAAACTAATTCATTTAGGAAATCATTATCAATCTATTAAAAAAATGCCTGAACCTATTGATAGTATTCCTAGATTAGCAATGTTTTTAGCATTGATTCGCCCAGCTAAAAGACATTTAATTGGTAAGAGTTGGAAAGAAGTCAGTATGACTATCTGGGACAAAGGAGACGATGGGTATAGTTTCAAAAAAAGTCACAGCTTATCCTATAGCCAACTAGTAGTAGTACATATGAACTTACTTACAAAATCCGTTTAACAAGGGTAATACTACGGCGTTTACTTCTACGTTTGTTTAGTTCAGACATACTACACGTTGGGCCGTGTATGACTGTTAAGCTTTTGTTATTGAATGTTCTAAGATATGGTTTAAAGATAGTCCATTCGTCTTTTAAGAACAGGTTAATAGGGATAAGTCTATTACTTTCCCACCACCAAATATCACCTAATTCTAAGAATTTTTCTCTAGCTATATTATCAATAATAGCTCCATAGTCATATATAGTGGTGACTATATCATCTCTATTTTGTACTATTCCAACATAATCTTGGTTGGCGTATGAACATATGGTTATGAACGGGTGATTTTGAGATAGTTTGTTAAAAAATTCGTTTTGAATCATTATTATAATTATTGACCGAAATATTTATCACAGGAATGCCTGGCAATATATTTTGATAAATATCATTATGTACTCAACTCAAGTTTTCGTCTATACACAAAGACAAATCGTTATACTTTTAACAGGATTTTCCCCAAGGAGCTATATGCCTCAGTATGCCAAACCTCTAACTCTTAATAAGGGTGTAGACAACCAGATTCAGTTTCAGTTCTTAAACCAAGAACAAAAACCCGTAGATATTACTGGTAAATCAATAACCTGTAGAATTATCAATTATGAAGGTAACGTGGTCCTATTACAAAAAGCATTAACACTACAATTACCTGCAACCGGTATTGCCGCATTATTTTTAAATCCAGCAGACCTTGCAGGTATTGACGCACAAAAATGTTATTACTCATTAGAAATTCCTGTAGGAGAGTTTGACTATCCTGTATTTGTTGATAGCAATGCAGGTGCCCGCGGCGATATGAATATTGTTAACAGTGTATTACCTAGCTTTATTCCTTCAATGCCAATCAGTATTCCTACTGGACAAGTATTCCCAAATACTAACCCTGAAGGTAATAGTGATAGTGACCTAACATATTATACCAGTGTTATAGATACAAATGATAGTCCTATATTAACACTACAAGCACAATATAGTGACTTCTATGGCAATATTGTTATTGAAGGTTCTACTATTGTAGACGGTGATTGGTATCCCATATTAACCGATACTTATACTGCTGAAACTGATACAATAGGATACGTGGTTCAAGGTTATCACCCGTATATTAGAATGCAATTTGAAAGTAATAACGGGGCAGTAACCAATATTTTGTCAAGATAATCAACCTAAACTGTTGTTTATCTGTGACAGATATGTTATACTACATAGATGTTTGATATACTGTCAGTAATTCCCGGAAAGAAAAAAATAACACAAGGTGGATGGCATAGCTTTAATGCTATATGCTGTCATCATCGTGGGCACAAATCTGACACTAGAGGTAGAGGTGGTGTTAAAAAAGACGGAGAAAACTGGTCATATGCCTGTTTCAATTGTGGGTTTAAATGTGGGTTCACCTTAGGTAAACAAATTAGTGAGATTACTAAAAGTTTATTAAAATGGTGTGGTATAGATGATATTCAAATTCAACGATGGAGTTTAGAAAGTCTGCAATATAGGGATCTGTTAGATTTTGCTCATCTTAAGAAACAAAAAACAAAAATAAAATTTGAAGAACATAAACTCCCTGAAGCTGAAATATTAGATGTAAGTAATCCATTACACAAAGTATACGTTGATTACTTGTCTGCAAGACTGATAAATTATAATGACTACCCGTTCTTAGTTACACCTAATGACACTGGCAGACAGTCAAACAGAATTATTATCCCCTATACTTACAAGAACAAAATTGTAGGTCATACAAGTAGATTCTTAGATAACAAAATCCCAAAATATATTAACGAGCAACAACCTGGCTATGTATTTGGTTATGACTTTCAGAAACCTAATTGGGAAGTATGTTTGTTAGTTGAAGGTATTTTTGATGCATTAAGTTTAAATGCTTGTGCGTTAACACATAATACAATCAATGATACTCAAGTACAATTACTAGCACAATTAAATAAACAAATTATTTTTATTCCCGATAGAGATGAAACTGGTTTAGAAACATGTGATAGAGCATTAGAATTAGGTTATAGTATTAGTATTCCCAATTGGGAAGATGATGTTAAAGATGTGAATGACGCGGTAGTTAAGTATGGTAAGTTGCCTACATTGCTCAGTATATTGAGTAGTGCAACGGCAAGCAAAATCAAAATAGAACTACAAAGGAAAAAAATTGAAAAAAGATTACGAAAATAAAAAAGAGTATGGTATAGAAGTGCAAAAGATATTTTTGCGTATAATGATTACTGAAGCAGAACTCTATACCAGAGTTATGAACATATTGAACAGTGATAATTTTGATAGGTCATTGCGCCCGGTTGCAAATTTGTACAAAGAGCATTCAACAAAATATAGTATTTTGCCCGATCCTGCACAAATCAAAGCTATTACAGGGCAAGACATTGATATTATACCCAACTTCAGTCCTAATCAATTTGATTGGTTCTTGGATGAGTTTGAATCATTTACTAAACGACAAGAATTAGAACGTGCTATTCTTAAAGCGGCAGACTTACTTGAGAAGGGTGACTTTGATCCTGTTGAGAAATTGATTAAAGATGCGGTACAAATTAGTTTACAAAAAGACATGGGAACTGATTACTTCTATGACCCGGCAGCACGTATCAACAAATACTTTAACAATGGTGGACAAGTAAGTACAGGCTGGCCACAAATGGATCGTATCTTATATGGTGGATTTAGTCGTGGTGAACTCAACATCTTTGCAGGTGGCAGTGGTTCAGGTAAAAGTTTGGTTATGATGAATATTGCTTTGAACTGGTTGAAACAGGGAATGAGTGGTGTATATGTAACACTAGAACTGAGTGAAGAACTAACATCATTAAGAACAGATGCTATGTTGACTATGATGGGAACTAAAGCAATTCGTAAAGACATTGATACTACTAGTCTTAAAGTTAAGATGGTCGGAAAGAAGTCTGGGCAGTATCGTGTTAAAGGATTACCTGCACAAAGTAACGTAAATGACATTCGTGCTTATTTAAAAGAAGTACAAATTCAAACAGGTATTAAGATTGACTTTGTAATGGTTGACTACTTAGATTTGGTTATGCCAGTTTCTGTTAAAGTTAATCCTAACGACCAGTTTATCAAAGACAAGTATGTAGCAGAAGAATTGCGTAACTTAGCAAAAGAATTAGGCATATTGATGGTTACTGCAAGTCAGTTAAATCGTAGTGCAGTTGATGAGATTGAGTTTGACCATAGTCATATTGCTGGTGGTATCAGTAAGATTAATACAGCAGATAACGTGTTTGGTATCTTTACAAGTCGCAGTATGCGAGAGCGTGGAAAGTATCAAATTCAGTGTATGAAGTCACGTAGTTCAACTGGTGTAGGTCAAAAGATTGACTTAGATTATGATATTGAGACAATGCGTATCAGCGATAGCGATCCTGACAATGAGAATAGTTATACTCCCAAACCCAGTGCTAATGATATTATGAGTAGCTTAAAGCCACAATCTGTGTTATTATCAACTGAACCTATCATAGACCAAGCTACAGGAGAGATACTTGAGCCTGAAAACAAGCGTATTATAGCAGATGTGCAGGGGTCAAAATTGAAGGCAATGCTTAATAGTTTAAAGAAATAAAACCTAAGAGTAGATAAATACTATTAGGAAACTAATATGCAAAAACAAACTCGCAGTCTACTAGAGGAATTAGAAGCTATTGGTAATAATAGGGACACGACCCACATTATTGAGAGTCGTGGCCACAATATTATCACAAGTGCTATTAATCTAATAGAGATGATTAATCGTAACTATAGTCCTGAACAAGCCGCCATTTTAGAGCGTAAACTGTTAGGTGCTATAAAGAGCAAGGATCAGGCAAAGTTTTCCAAATCATTAAGGAAAAACCGTGAAGCTGACTGAATTTAAAAAACCCAAACTAAATGAAATAGACCTAAGCTCATTTATAGGCGATTATGGATCCGCCGCTCTTAGAACTGGATTAGGCTCATTGGGTCGCAAGAATGTATTAAGTACACAAGACCAGATGGTTAAAGATGAATTCATTAAGAATTTCACCAGTCGTGCGTATAGTGGATTACAAAGTGGCATTAGTAGTGGATTGATTGACCTTAACACTTCCGGTAATTCTTCTGCCGTAACTAAGCCTGTAACAACAAAAGTTAATACTCCTATTGCTAATCCAAAAGTTACACCAGTTACGACACCAGTTACGACACCTGCAGGTGCACCTACAGCAGGAGCAAATGCTTTTGGTCAGATGGCTAATCAGTTAACAACTCCTAAACAATCTCCAGAAACAGGAGCAAATGCTTTTGGTCAGATGGCTAATCAGTTGGCAACTACTAAAAAATCTCCAGAGCAAATCAGACAAGAAAAACAAGCTGCCGCAGCCGGTGTAGCTCAAGACCAAATGTCTCAGAATGGTCAATTCAGTAAGCTACCTACAGACCAATTCAATAAAACAGCTACTAGTACAAGACAACAAAAACAGGGTGTTGCTACTCAGAACGCTCAAGACCAAATGTCTCCAATGAGTAAATTACCTGCAGACCAGTTTAATAAAACAGCTACTAGTACAAGACAACAGAAACAAACAAGTGCAACACAAACTGCTCAAGACCAAATGTCTCCAATGAGTAAATTACCTGCAGATCAGTTTAATAAAAGTGCGGCTAATGTCAGACAGAAAAAACAAGCAGATATTATGGAACCTGTTACAAAACCTGAAAATCAGTTTAAGCGCAATTCCAGACTTAAAAATTCAGGAAAAAATGCATTTGGACAGATGGCTCAAAACTTAGGTGGTGATAGGGTTGCTGAAGATTCTAAATTTGATAAACTAAACTTTTTGTTTGAAAATATCTTATCTGAAGCTTCAAGGTCTAAACAATCTATTAGTCAATATATCACTAACTTCTTCACACAGTTTATGAAGGGTGTCACTATAAGTGATAGGGCAGTAGTTTCTAGATTAAAAGAATTGGCTAAAGAGCTAGAACAAACTTATAATAAAGATAAAGGTAAATCAGTATTACCTAAATTAGCTGATTTGGCATGGGCTGTACAACATGCTCAAGCTGAAGAACAACCAAAAAATACTCCACCTAATAATACAACTCCACCTAATAATACAACTCCACCTAATACAACTGCACCTAACACTACATCCAATAATGCATCAGGTCAAAAAACTAAAACAGCATATCAACAGATTCAGGGTTTATTAAAAGATTTGACTCCTGCAAACAAACAAAAAATATTGGCAGCCCTACAAAAAGAATTAGCAAGCAGTTCTGACCTATCGGTTGGTGGTAATAAATTAGATCCGAACAATCCTGACGATGCTAAAATGTTAGACATGTTAAAAAAGCAAGGCAAGCTGTAAATGAATCTATCCGAAGCATTAGCACTACTTAGAAATAAAGTAGATAATATCACCAATGTCATAGCCGAAGATAAGGGTCACTTAGATCATCCTGAAGATTTGATATTTTTGCGTGGCACACAGGGTGCTAATCAAGCCATACAAGCAATGGCCGATACAGTAGCTAATCCAGAAAAAGTAACAATCAAATGGGATGGTTACCCTGCATTGATATTTGGACGTAACAGTAATGGTAAGTTCACTATATTAGACAAACATATGTTCAACAAGAAAGATGGTAGTGGTCGTCAAGTATTCAGCCCGGAACAGTTTGCTCAGTATGATATGGCACGTGGAGTAAATCGTTCAGATTTGCATCAGTTAATTGCACAGATATGGCCTGGCTTAGAGAAGTCCGATAGAAGCAAGGGTTATTATTGGGGTGATTTGTTATTCAGTAAACCATTAGCAGAAAAGAACGGGCTATACACATTCAAAGCAAACCCTAAAGGTATTACATATACAGTAGATGCAAACAGCGACTTGGGTAAATTTTTAGATGGTAAAAATTCTGGTATTGTAGTACACGGATTTATTCCACCGACCGCATTAACAACCGACCAATCATCCCCATTAGATGGAACTATTGGTAATCTTAAGAATAACAGTGATGTAGCTATATTGCCTGCTAAAATGCCAATCACACCTAACTTGAAAATTAATTCAACATTATTTAAAAAAGCACAAGCAACTATACAAAAATATGGAGAAGCAGTAGAGCAATTAATGACCACTGCGCCCCAGGCTAGAAATACATTCAATCAATTATTTACTACATATATTAATAAGCGTATTGTAGCGGGTGACTTGAATGATTTGTATGCAGGATTTATTGAGTATGTTCAGTCAAGACCAATGACTGATAAGATGCGTGAGAAGATTAATCAGCATTTAGAAGTTAACAAAAATGGAGTAGTGGGTGCATTTACTATATGGGTAGCCATCTATAATCTCAAAATGAACATTGTGGATCAGCTTAATAAAGCCGCAATGACAGCCCCTGTCAAAGGTTATTTAGATAATGGCACACAAACTCAAGAGGGTTTTGTAAGTCACGGGCTTAAATTTGTAGATAGAATGGGCTTTAGTCGTCAAAATCTTGCTGGAAGATAAGCCCAAAACCAACTTTTTTCATTGCCAGGCATAAATAAGTGTATGAATCTATATGATTCAAAACTTTTAAAGGATTTTTATCATGGCACAATTTACAAGAACACACGGCGATGCACAACCAGTATTCGCAATGGACGTACAAAACGGCCCAGTAGCACCAAATACTGCGGCTAACGGCACAACTACAAACTTTATCGGTCCAGCAATGGACTTCTTTGGTTTCGATCTAGGTGCAGCTCCTACAGACCAATTAGGTGTTGACGAGATGGTTGCACAAGTTATGGTTTCAATTGAGCAGTTATCAACAGTTATGATGTACGCTGTTCAAGCTACTTCAAACACAACTAACATGTCTGTTGCTGTTTACCCAGTTGGCGCATACACTGCGGCTGCACTACAAACACAAGTTCGTGCTTTAGGTACAGTTAATGGTTATGACCTAAGTGGCGCTGTTGTTACTAACGTTGGTTTCCGCCTAGCTTCTACAGCTACAAGCGCAAGCTAATTAGAAGTTTAACTTCAAAGAAATCCGAGATTTATTCTCGGATTTTTTTTGCCTCTAAATACATGTATGAGTTTCACATTAAGTTGTTATACGTTATTTGATATTACACAGACTGGTACTGTTAACAGGAATAAACCTGCACTTGATGAGGATGAAAACATTTGGTTACATAAACGTAACACACAATGTAATTTTGATACTATATTACAGGCTATATCATTACGTAGTCAACCCGAGATACTAAATTATCCTAAACAAATAAACATTAAATTTGATGAGTTTGATAATTTTGGATTCTTGTTTGAACAACATGATAATGAAGAATATATATGTTGGACATTTGATTTTGAGATACAGCATCCTAGTGTATTTGATGATGGGATAACAGAATTAGGATCATTGTATTCAGATTGTGATAGTGTTCCTATGATTAAAACTGACACAGCATGGTCTAAACTTCCTGGATTTTTAGATACATCTGACGAATTACGAAACATTTACTTTAAGGTGGTAAACAATGAAAGTTGATATTGCAAAGATTGATAGAAAATTGGACAACATGATATCAACATCAGAATTTGCCAAATTACAAGATGTTGTCATCTTCCAAGATACCGATGGTACATACAGTTTGTTTAACAAGTATCATATTAAAAAGAAAGATGTAAATAACATAACAGTATCATTAAATAACGGAGATGATGTTAATTCTTTTTTTAGTATGAAAAACGCAGTATGTTGGTGTGTATTGGACAAAATAGGAAAGTATCAACTAGCAAATCGAGTAATTGATTTGGATATGTATTTAAGTAGTGTAGAAGTACACATTTCTATTCATTCTAAATTGTTTAAAAAAGCTAAAAAAACAGAGGATAAACTAATCTATCTTGCTAAATTGAATGAAGATAAATTTCAAAAAAAATCTATGAGTGATGAATTGAACAAATATATAGCAAATTCATATGCTTGGCAACAGAAAAGATTTGGCTTAAAATCCTAACAATAAATGAAAAAAGATAAATACTTTATATTAGTCTTGGAATACAACTATGAAATTAACTGATTTTGACAAAAACCCAATCGAAAACGCCACTAAAGCGTTAAAAGAGCATTATAACGTTCCGTTTAATGTTCGTAAAATGTCTTATGCTCAAGCAAGAGATATGCTTACAAGAGTTCGTGGCCTAATGAGCGAAACAAAGAAATCTAACGATTTCTATGAAAGCCAGCAGAATTCTTCATATCTAAAACTTGTGTTTATGGAACAAGCATTGAGTAAGCATTTTGCTGAAATCAGCTTACGTAAACCACGTATTGTTGTAGAAAATGAAGAAGTTGAAAAGTCACAAGTAGTTTTGGCTGCACAAGACTTGGTAGACCAAGTACAAAAAATGGTTGAAGAAGTTAGTGATATGTTGGTAAAAGAATTACCGGCATTAACTGATTCGGTTCAATCTGAGATTGGTGTTAACGAAAGTGAGACATTTAATCAACAAGTATCTGAAGCATTGACTTCATTACAAGCCGCATTGACACAAAGTCAAGCAACATTAAAAACAGCATTGAACGGTATTACTGGTCAAGGAGGTGCTGAAGCTTTTGATGCAGGCGGTGATATGGGTGTTCCTGCACCCGGTGGCGAGATGAATACTGACGTTGGCATGGAAGAACCACTACCCGGTGGCGGTGAAGAAGAAATGAACGTTGACCTTGAAACTCCAGAAGAAGAACCTCTAGGCGGTGCAGGTCGTCCTAAGAGATAACCATGCGATTGTATGAATTTGAAGGCAGTCCTCTATTAGTTAGACTGGTTGCAAGTACTAGTCAACTAAAGAGTGAGATTGACTCCGGAGAAGTACATAGTGATTGGACAGTTCCAGAATTATTGCAATATTATAGAGACAATGATATAGTTATTGACAAATCTGATTTGTATGATATGATTAAGAAAGCTCCACTAAACAAGAGCATAGCAAACATTCAGGGTGACAATGTTATTTTTAAAGGCAATGAGCCTGCTCCGGCAGCACAGCCCGATGAGAATCAAAAAATAGTAGCACAGATGGCTCAAAATGCAATGCAACAACCGCAATGATAAGCTTAACAGAAAAAGCATCAAACAAAATTCAACAAATAATATCAAAACGAGGTAAAGGCCTTGGTATTCGTATAGGTGTAAAAACGACCGGGTGCTCTGGTCTTGCTTATGTATTAGAATATGTTGATGAATACAAATATGATGAATCAATAATAAATTATGCACAACCAAGTTTTATTATTTTAGTAGATAAAAAACATGATGTGTATTTAAAGAACATGGTCGTAGATTATGTGCGTAATGGGTTAAATGAGGGTTTTGAGTTCACCAACCCGAACGAGCGTGACCGATGCGGGTGTGGAGAGAGTTTTAGAGTTTAACCTAAACTCTTGCATTAAATTATAAAATATATTATAATAGTCTAATGTACATTCCAAACAAATATAATTATGTTCCTTTACTTAGAGAAACAATAAACGGGTCACGCAAATACGCTACACCCGATGGTGAGAAACTTCCCAGTGTTACTACAATACTAGATGCTACTAAAAGTGAAGAATCTAAACAAGCACTTAATAATTGGCGTAAACGAGTTGGCGTTCAAAAAGCACAAGAAATCACAACAGAAGCCGCAGGTCGTGGTACACGAATGCACAAGTGGCTAGAAGATTATATTAAGACAGGAGTACTCAATGAGCCCGGAAGCAATCCGTATAGCTTGCAAAGCCATCAGATGGCCCAATCAATCATTAATCAAGGTCTTGTTAAATGCAGTGAATATTGGGGTACAGAAGTTCCGTTGTATTATCCGAAGATTTATGCAGGGACGACAGACTTAGCAGGTATTCATGATGGTAGTGAATCTATTATGGATCACAAGCAAACAAACAAGCCTAAAAAACGTGAGTGGATTGATGATTACTTTGTTCAATTAGCCGCTTATGCAAATGCCCACAATGAAGTACACGGTACAAAGATACGTAAGGGTGTCATTTTCATGTGTTCTGCTGACAATCTATATCAGGAATTCATCCTAGAAGGTACTGAATTTGACAAATACACTGACATTTGGTTCAGTCGTGTTGAACAATATTACATGAAGTTCTTATAATGATTTAAGATAAATAAGTGTAAATCTGTAAAGAATCACACTTATGGCAATCATCCAAATCTCGAAGATACAACAACGTTCAGGCAATCTTGTAGACCTGCCACAGCTTGATGAGGCTCAATTCGGTTGGGCTAATGATGCTAAACAATTGTTTATAGGTGCTAGCAACGTAGCAGTAACCAATGTTGAAAATGTTGAAGTACTTACTTCTTATTCAACTATTAGTTTTAGTCAAGTTGAAGGTAGTAATGGTAGTAATGTTAACATTACTAATGTACTGCCCGGTCAAATATTAGCATATGATATCAATACTAATTCGTGGATTAATACTGGTGGAAATGCCGAGAGCCCTGACAACACTGCTGAATATGAAGGTATACCCATACATTTAGGCACTATTTCTAATGTTAAAATTGGTGGTGGTGCAACTGGATATATATTAGAAACTGATGGTCAAGGTAATTTAAATTGGACAACTAAAGGTACTCTGTACACAAATATTGTAGCACTATCAAATGCTACTCCAATTGTGATGACCGTTGCAAACACCACACCATACACAAATAGTACAAAAATTACTATTTCAGGCGTATCTGGGTCTAACTCAGGTGCCAATAGTAACGCTAATGCTATTGTTAACAGTCGTACTTTTTATACCAAGTTGGCAAATGATTATCCAACATCAGGTAACGTTTCATTATTCACTGATATAGATTTAACAGCAAATTCAGTTGGTACTGGCTTAAGTTACACTAACAGTCCAAACGCTATTGCAACTTCTATTACTGGTAGTGGAGTAGCCAATCCAGGTGGTTCTGCTAATACACTACAATATAATAATAATGGTATTTTAAATGGTTCTGCTAACTTTACAATCACAAATGGAAATATTGTAACATTGACAGGTAATTTCAGTGCAACTACCATTGCCGGATCATTAACAACCGGATCACAACCAAATATTACAAGCGTAGGTACACTATCTGGTCTTGTTGTTGCAGGTAATATTATACCTAATGCAAACATAACATATAATTTAGGTAATAATACAAATAGATTTAATGATTTGTATTTGGCTAATAGTACTATCTATATAGGCACACAAACAATTAGTGCCAATACAACAAGTGTTTCTATTTCCGGAGACCTTGTTGCTAATATTACAGGCAATGTAACAGGTAATTCGTCAACTGCAGGTACTGTTACAACCAATGCTCAACCTAATATTACAAGTGTAGGTACTCTTACATCATTGTCATCAAGTGGAAACATTACTGGTGCAAATATAACAGGCACATATTATGGAGCCGCAACTGGATTAACTTCTATTCCGGGTGCCAATGTATCAGGTACAGTAGCTTACGCTAATATAGCCAACAGTGTAGCTGTAGCAAATGTTAGTGGTATAGGAAATATTGCTACTATTAATAAAGATGGTAATTCTAGTAATGTATTATATGGTAATGGTGTATTTGCAGCCGCTACAGGTGGAGGTAATGGAACATACGGTGATAGTAATGTTGTTACATTATTGAACTCATATGGAAGTAATACTATATCTACAACAGGTAACATAACTGCAGGTAATATTATTACTACAGTCTTAACAACCGGAGCAAATACTACAGTAGGTACTATAACTGGTAACTTCAGTTTGAGTGCAGGATCAAGACTTAGTGCAACATATGCTGACTTAGCAGAATATTACGAAGCAGATAAAAAATATAAACCTGGCACAGTACTAGCATTTGGTGGTGATAAAGAAGTAACATTAGCTGAAGATGGAACTAACAAAGTAGCCGGTGTTGTTTCTACTGATCCAGCATATGTAATGAATATGAAATGCAAAGGTGAACATATTGTAGCACTTGCATTACAAGGTCGTGTGCCAACTAAAGTTCGTGGAACAATAAGTAAAGGTGACATGTTAGTGTCAGCTGGTGATGGTTATGCTAAACATAGTGCATCACCACAAATGGGAACAGTTATCGGCAAAGCATTAGAAAACTTTGACGGTGAAGGTATAATAGAGGTCGCCGTAGGCAGACTATAAGAATAAATAAGATATAGGAATTTAAAATGGCATCATACGCATATACAGCAAACAGCGCAACAGCGGCAGCTTCCGCAAATATTGCGACAGATAAAATTAGAATAGCTACATCTAATGTAGGTATTCAGTTTACCACAAGCTTCCCAAACGTTGCATTGACTGGAAATGTAACTTGTGCAACTAATAGTGCAACAGTTACCGGAGCAGGTACATCATTCAGTACTGAATTAGCTGTTGGTAGTTGGATTGGTAATACAACAGGCGCAAATGTAGGTATTGTAGCAGCCATTGCAAATAACACAAGTTTAACATTGACTGCAAATTCCGCAGTTGCCATTGCTAACACAACTGCAAGATACAATCCTTACGGAGTTCCTTATACGATAGCTACTGCAAATAGTGAGTTGATTCCTCCTAACACAGTTAATAACAGTATCATAGTTGGACAAGGAAACATTGTTTCTTATCTAACCACAGCGGGAGCTAATACATTGTTTACTATAACTGAATTGGGCGCACCTCATCCTAATACAGGAACAAGTGGTTACACCAGCCCAACTGGTAGCTTTACTGGTTAATTTTACCCTTATTTGATAAATACATCATACACTCTCATTCTGAGAGTTTATGCAGTTACCCACTGCGTAGCGGCTAGAACCCGCTAATTTTATCAAAGGAAAAACAAATGGGACGTCCTCTAAAAATCGCAAAGGCTCAAGCAGTCTTAACAATCACTGATACAGCAACAACAGGCAGTATCGTTACAATCTCAGGTGGAAATCTAACAACTAGTCCAACTGTTGGCATAGCATCTGGTATGTCATTTGTAGTCGCAGGTGCCATTAGTGGTTTAGTAACCAACACATTATATTATGTTGATACTATACTATCAAACACTACATTCAGTGTTTCAACGACACAACTAAGTGTTCAACCACGTGTAATGGCTTCATTGTCTAATTCAACTGGTGGCACTGTTAAAGCATCATTTGAAGTTGTTGATGCATATTTCAACAACCCAGAAGGTGGTGCAGGCTTTCCGTCAAACAACGCTAACACATATGGTGTAGTTGGTGGTAACACAGCTATCGTTGGATCACAAGTTCTACCACAAGTAGCTATTGGTATCTCTGGTACAGGTATCATCTATGGTGACACAGCTAATTTGAATGTCTACGGTGCCGGCACTGATTTTGCAAATACATTATCAGTTGGATCAGCAGTTCAAATTCTTCAACCAACTGGTATTCCAGGTCAGACAACACCAATTAATGTTGGTTTTGTTGATACAAATACAGGTTATATTACTGTTGCTGTTGCTAACACAAATGCTACAGGTAACGTTATTCGCACTTCAGGAAACGCACAAACATTGTTTGTGGGTGCACCAGTTGTGTTTGATACAACTACCGGCGGATTAATTGCAGGTTCAACATACTTTGTTGATGCTATTGCTAACGCATCTGCATTTACTGTTTCAACCTCACAATATGGTCCACAGAAAGCAGTTACTACCGGCACAACAGCGGCAAATGCTACTATTGACGTTACTGTGTTGGCTGCAAATTCTACTGCAAATTATGCAGGCACATCTTTTGTATATGCAAATGACGAAGCTGGTTTCATCTTACGTCAAAAAGGTAAGACAAAGTATCTAGTACAAGGTGGTACAACTGGTTTAATTGCACAATGCTATACAGCCAATGTTGCTAACACAGCATTGACACCAAATACAATGAATATATTGTCTACTGATGCAGCCTCTGCTACAGCATATGTTTCAAGTGTTAATGATTACAACACTGAAGTGTTCCCAACGCAAGTTGCAGCCGGTTCATTAAGTGTAGGTACAGTGTATACAATTTATAGTACTGGTACGACAAATTGGACATTATGTGGTTCAGCAAGTAATATGACAGGTGTTACATTTATTGCTACAGCTACAGGTACTGGTACAGGTACTGCTGTTGTTAATAGTGTTAATCCTGATGTTATCGCTACATTCAATACAGCATACGCCGCTAATACATATGAAGGTCAGCCTAACCCAATCGTAGTTATTGCTAGTGCTTAATCATGGTAACTGGTAGAACTATTAAAATGCCAAAGACTGAAACGGAAATCGCAGTTCTTCAAGTACAAGTACAAAACATCACAAATGATATCAGTGAAATCAAAGCTGATATCAAAGATGTTAATGTTTGTATGGCGAAGAATAACGAAGATACACACCAGCTTCTAAAAGAAATGAAAGAAGCTAGTGCTAACGCCCATAAGTCTATGTCTGACAAAGTTTCTGCACTTGAAAAATGGCGCTGGATGATGATGGGTGCTGGTGTTGTAATAGGATCACTGGGATTCGATACGATAGCAAAATTGCTAAAATAAAAAAAGAGACTTAGGTCTCTTTTTTTGTAAGTGCATTTAACTTAGATTGAACAATATCAAAATTAACAGTATTGAATAATCCCGGATGTAATGGTTTAGGATATTGTTTCTCACCTACCCATGCATAACCGCAATGTTCTTCATTTAATATAGGTGTAAATTCTTCTGACACTTTACAAAAAAATGTATGATAGGTAAATGTATTATTTACAAACTTTTGAATGGGCACAAGTTTAGCATGATTTGGAAAGTAATTTATTTCTTCCATACATTCACGTTGTAGTCCTTCAAGTAATGTTTCATCACTTTCTATCTTACCACCAGGTATTCCCCAGTTACCCGGGTTTCTATTATCATTTCTTAATAGATATAAGAAACGGTTAGTAGTACCGGAATAAAAAAAGACACCTGCAGAAATATTACTCATACTATGATTTATCACAGTATTAGATGACGATAGAATAATTACTTTTTATAGAATAATCACCTTAATGATAAATATATAAAAGGATCAATCATGCAATATTATAATGTACCATATACCTATTATCTAGAGTGGTCTACTGGAATGAAATATTATGGGGTTAGATACGCAAAAAACTGTCACCCATCCGATCTATTCGTAACATATTTTACATCCAGTGATTACGTTAACGCTTATGTTAAAGAAAATGGTGTACCTAGTATTATAGAAATAAGAAATACATTCACTAATGAAAATAGAATTAATGAAGCGTTGAACTGGGAAAAAAGAGTATTAGATAGACTTAATGCCGCTAAGCGCAATGATTACCTTAATAAGAAAAATAGTAAAGGTATTAATTATAGTGATCCTGCAGTGTCAATAAAAAGAAATGAAAATATGAAAAAAGCTATTAATCTTTCAGCCGCAAAAGAAAAAAGAAAAAATACAGATTTATTGTCAGAAACAAAAGAAAAACGTAGAATGGCTGCTCTAAAAAGAGAGGCCGATCCTGTTAAAAAACATAATAGGCTCATTAAAGCATTCAGTCAGGATGCAATAGATAAAAGAAAAAAATCACTTGCAATTACAAATCAACTTCCTGAAATAAAAGAAAAAAGAAGTAGAATAAGTATTGAAATAAACAGTAGGCCCAAAGTAATGAAAATTAACAAAGAAAAAAATTCAGGGTTGAACAATGCTAGGGCAATTAAAGAGACATTCACCTTTCGTAATAAGATTACCGGAGAAATAAAACAAGAAACCTGTTATGAAATGACATTATTTCTCAGGACATTGGGTATACAATATGCACAAGCATCTAATTTGGTTAGAAAGCAAACTAAATCATTAGCTGGATGGGAAGTTATATTAAATCACAATTGAATACGATCCCTGGTCGTACCAGCCTTCAAATGATTTCATCCATACGTTGTTGATATAATCAAATCTATATTGTAAGGCAGTAGTAAGGTTAGTTACATATTCAATGGTAGTAGCCAGTTGACTATCAAATGATACAAACCATTCACTTGATGTACCATCATATTCAATGATATCATTTGCATTGGCTACTAAATTTCCCCAAGCTATGGTAGTATTGTCTGGACTACCAATATCTTCTACAATAAGATATCTACGCCCGTTAATAGGACTAGGCAACCCTGCGTTTGGTCCTGTGACTGTTGGATTAATTACACTGTCTACAGGATCCAATGTGTTTTGTGGCAGGGTGTCGGCATCGATATCATATATTAATAATCTATCATCTAATGGATCAGGAACAATAGTACCTACGATATCAGTGGTCATAAATGGATTTTGTAACCATATTTGACTGATACCCGGACGTAATGTTCCATATACATTTAATAAACTACTCCAATATAAACTTGTGTCAGGTGGAGGAGGGTATTCTAAACTTTCATTGCTTGGATAAAATGCTTCATCAGCAGGTAATAGTTGAAGTCTATTACCTATCAACAATAGTTTGTATCCATATGGTGTAATCTTTTGTCGAGTACCCAATAACAAATCATCATCTTGTATATCTTGTAGTGCTTGACCTTTAAAGATACTGGCAATAACTTTTTCGATAACACCCATCTTTTTAAGTTTAGCGGCATTGCTTAACCAGATGGGCATATAAAATTTCCAACTTAATACATCAATAGGATTACCTGTACCCTGTGGTATACTGCGACTGGTAAATGTTATACCATCTTGATATACAACACTTAAACTTGTCCAATCAATGAAGTTATCAGTACTTTGTATTTCTAATGATGGATTAAACAATGTGCCTAATTGTTCAACTAATTCCAATTTCTGTTGATAATTAGTAGTCCATAAATCAACTGTTATTCTTAATGTATAAGGTACGGGCATTAATCTTTCAACTGTAAATGCTTGCCCCTGTACTTGCTCATAATTTTGTGTGTCATTATTGTATGCACGTTGACGAACTTGTATCTTATCAATGAACGTAGGGTCCTGTGTACGTTTTTGATCGTATTCTAATCCACTGATATAATAAGTCATCAGTGGTGCACTCGGCAAATTACTTGCACTGTTATTAGCTATGATAGTGCTAGCTTGTCTACTACTATCACCATACATAATAGGAACACGAACAAATATCTCATTACCTGCAGGATCTTTACCTTTGGTAACTTCCCAATTGGAAAAAATTTTCGCAAATTGAATTAAAAATCTGCGTACCTGATTATCATAGAAGAAAGCTGCCATATATATTCTTTAAGGTTGTGGTGGTATCGTGTCTGGTGCAATTGTAAGTATTGTACTCAATGCCTGTTTCTGTGTAGTAGTTGTGCCATCAGTTAATACTGTTACATTGCTATTATTTATGAAGCTAGATTGTTGTGACAAATCTCCTGTAGTCATACCGGTATCTGTTCTTACATTTTGTGAAATTCTTATCCACAATTGACCATCCCAACGATATAGTAATTGTGGCAAATAATCTATACGTAAGAAATAATCTCCTACTTGAGGATTTTGCGGGAAACTAATGCCAGCACCTGTTGGGAATCCATTTGGAGCTTCACCTGTACCATCTAAGTAACCTGTTGTATATCCAAAACTTCTTGGACTACTACGTGCAATGAATTGGAATCGTGGATCACAATCTGCTCTAAAGTCCATGTCTGGTGTTATCTCATCGGTAAATCCTGGTAATTCTGGATTCTGGTCAGCCGTTGCATATGTATTATCTGCTGTACCATATGGTCCTGTAATGACGCCAATACTATCAAGTGTCAATACAATATCACCTGATACTGCACCTGAACCAGTGTCAGTTAATGTAGGTTTAATGGTCATTGATCGTAATGACAACGTTGCACTAGGTTCTATTGCACCGCCTTCATGTGTCATATCCCAAATTGTTTTTACTGAATTAGCAGGTATACGTAATACTGGGCTAGCGTTTCTATATTGTGAAGAACGCATCATTTGTACAGTAGCAGTAGGCGGACCAAAGTTTGATATTATAACATTAACAGGTGGTGCAGGTTGATTATATTTACCTGATAATTGTGTATCAGTTTCAAATACACCATATGTAGGCACAATATATAAATTATTATTATCATATCCTGATTTAGGTACAAGACGTTTAGCCTCTTCCAATGCCGCATTATTAATTGCAATATTCTTATTATAAGTAGCGAGAATATCTTTAAGATTTGATGCCGTATCTAACTCCCAATATGTTGGATTTGGTGGCATAATGCCAATAGGTACTTCTATTTTACTGACATAATTCTTATCACCAAATGTAATAACATAACCCGGTGGATATGTTTTATCTTTATCCCATAATCCTAAATAGTTATCTTGGTTAATTGGTTCAGCTAATATTTGACTAAATTCTTCACTGTCAACTAATGGTTCACATTTAATACGCCACATATGTGGATACCATGTTTGACTAAATCCTTCACTGGAAAAGTTAGCATCAGTAATACTATAAAATCTTTTTAATGCTACTGGGATAGTTTCTTTTAATGGATTATAATCTAATAAGTGAGGTAATTCTAATACATCACCCACCATTAACTTGCGACCAACAATATCAATCATATCATTATAATGTACATTGATAAAGATAATATCGTTATTTAAAAATAAACCAAATTGACTTAAATCAAAGTCTAAATTCTGTACATTATAGTGACCACGTAATCTATAAATGTTTGGATCGTATGTTCTATCTCTATTCTCTAGGAATAATAGATCCTGAATATTAGTAGGATTTAAACTATCATATTCTGGTTGAGTATAATCAATACTAGGTCCTTGATTAGTTGGACCTAAATACTTGTGAATGTATAAATCCGTGCCGCCAACACGTAATTCTTCGGATATTGTCCTATCGAAGAAACGATAATCATTTTGTTTATTTGGGCGGTATAGTGACAGTTTTGGCATAATAGTATTTATCGCAATGTCCTACGCTTGAATCCTAAGGTTGACAATAAATATGGGTTATGTTATAATAATAAAATCAATACAAAGGAGTGCCTAATGGCAACACGTAAGCGTAATACAGAGGACCATAGTCTAGTTAAAGCATTGAATCCTCGGGATGCAGATGTACAACATTATGGGGATGAACCCTTATTTGTACTACAACCAGATGAGGATAAACGTAGAGTCGCATTGATGCGTAGTTTTACTTGGTATCATCGTTTTTATGGTAAGAAAGACGCTAAAGAATTATTGTCCCAATATTTGGAATACAATAAACGTCCTACTGATGCTAAGATTATGCGTAAGATACATGAAAATGAATTCTTACTAACATTGTGCTGGTTAGCACGTATGCAATTGCGTGGACTATCATTAACCGAGCATGAGGAACTAACACTTGAAAACGAAATCAATCGTTTGCTAAAGTTAGTACACAAACCGGAAGAAGAAAAAGTTGAAGTTGAGGCACCATCACGACCCAACATTCAGGAAATTTTGCGTGACAAAGCACGTGAAGCTGGTGGTGAACTTGAAGGATTGTTTGATGAGTTCATTACATCTGGTGCACCTACAAAGCACACACTACGTCCTATGGATGAAGTCGCTAAAAAGAATGTGATGCCACAACATATCAGTATTTTAACTGAAGTATGGAAAAAGAAACAAAATGAGTTTGAGGAGTTACTCAAAGGTACCGATGCACAACTAGTGCAAGGTTACGACCATTTAACTAAAACGCAAGTTAAGAACATTGTTAAGTTCATTGAATTGGTTATCAATGATTTGAACAGTTACATTAGTGTTAAGAAAGCCGCTAAAGCTCCTAGGGCACGTAAAGCTGTGCCTGTTGAGAAAATTGTAGCTAAATTGAAATATCAAAAAGTATTTAAAGATACTGCAAGCAAACTTGATTTGGCAAGCATTAGTCCGATCAAATTACATGGAGCTAGTGAGGCTTGGATTTATGATAGTGCAAAACGTAAGTTACATCATTACATTGCTGATGATTACAGTAAAGCATTTACTGTTAAAGGTAATACATTGCTCGGATTTGATACCGCACAAAGTGAAGTTAAGACATTACGTAAACCGGCTGAGCAGATTAAAGAAGTAATGGGTAGTAAGCCTGCGGCACGTAAGTATTTTAAAGATATTAAAGCAGTTGCTACAGCACCCAATGGACGCTTTAATGAGAACATGATTATACTGAAAGCATTTTAATGAGTAACATTGATTTAAACAAATATAGTGAATTTGTAAAGGCTGTAACAAGTAAACCAAGTAATGACTTGACTACATTTATGGACACTCTAGACCGATTAGATAGTAATTGTGAAATAGATTTAAATGATGGATTAACAAAGCATGGTCCAGATGTTAATATTCCATTATTGTTAACCGCTTGTTTGGGTTTAGCCGCAGAGTCTGGAGAGTTTATTGAGATTCCCAAAAAGATTTTCTTTCAGGGAAAAGCACTAACAGATGAGAATGTTTATCATATGAAACGTGAGTTAGGAGATGTAATTTGGTATTGGATTAATGCTTGTAGAGCATTGAATTTAGATCCAAATGAAGTGATTGCTGAGAATGTTAAGAAGTTAGAAAGTCGCTATCCCGGTGGCAGTTTTGACGCATTTTATAGTGAAAATCGAAAAGAGGGCGATCTCTGATAAATAATATAAAGGAAGATATATTATGGATATTGGAGCAGGAATTTCATTTGGCGGTGGAGTAAGTGTAACTCCACAACCCCCACCCTCATATAAAGCAATTTTTGGATATGGTACTAATAATTCCGGTACACAAATTTCGATAACTAACTTAGTATCAAACACAGGTGTAGTTGCTACAGATACTACGGGTGTTGGCACTGCTAGACAACAACTTGCAGCCGCAGGTTATGGTACTGATAAAGCTATATTTGGATTTGGGCGAGATGGGTCATTTGCGGCAGTATCGGTGACCAATCTAGTATCAAATGCAGGTGTAGTTGCTACAGATACTACGGGTGTTGGCACTGCTAGATATTCGTTAGCAGCCGCAGGCTATGGAACTGATAAAGCTATATTTGGATATGGAATCGGAGCAACAACTTATTCACTAACTAACCTAGTTTCAAATACAGGTGTAGTTGGTAATGATGTAACAGGTGTTGGCACTGCTAGATATGCGTTAGCAGCCGCAGGATACGGTACTGATAAAGCTATTTTTTCATATGGAACAGGTGGTGGTCCAAACTCAATCACCAATCTAGTTTCAAATACAGGTGTAGTTGGTAATGATGTGATAGGTGTCGGTACTAGTAGGTATGCATTAGCAGCCGCAGGCTACGGCACTGATAAAGCTATTTTTGGATTTGGTTTTGGTACAGTATCCGGGGATGTAACAGCAATAACTAATCTAGTAAGTAATACAGGTACTATTGCTAGTGATACTACCGGTGTTGGCACTGCTAGATATTCATTAGCAGCCGCAGGTTATGGTACCGATAAGGCTATATTTGGATATGGTCAAAATGTTACCAATACTAAGTTATCAATGACCAACCTAGTATCAAACACAGGAGTTGTAGCTACCGATACTACAGGTGTAGGTACTACCAGAGGTTGGCTCGCATCCGCAAGTTATGGTTCCGTGTAATAGGTTACAACACTATAGTTTCCTGATAAATAATATAAAGGAAGATATATTATGGATATTGGAGCAGGAATTTCATTTGGAGCCGGGGTAAGTGTAACAAAGCAACCTCCCCCCTCAAGCAAGGCAATATTTGGATATGGTTATTCAACTACTTTAGTATCAATGACCAATCTAGTATCAAATACTGGTGTAGTTGCTACAGATACTACTGGTGTAGGCACTGCTAGAAATAGTTTAGCCGCCGCTACTTATGGTACTGACAAAGGTATATTTGGATACGGTGATGTTGGATCAGTTTATCCAGCAGTGGCTGTAACAGCAGTAACTAATCTAGTATCAAATACTGGTGTAGTTGCTACAGATACTACTGGTGTAGGCACTGCTAGAAATGGATTAGCAGCCGCAAGTTATGGAACAGATAAAGCTATATTTGGATTTGGATGGATTAATAATTCTAGCCGAGCATCGATGACTAACTTAGTGTCAAATACGGGCGTAGTTGCTACTGATGTAGGGAGTTCCGGTACTGCTAGGAATCAAATTGCGGCGGTAGGATATGGAACAGATAAAGCTATGTTTGCATTTGGTGAAAATTCCAGTGGTACACAAGTGTCAACGATCAACTTAGTAAGCAATACGGGAGTAGTTGCTAGTAATACTACTTGTGTTGGTACTGCTAGAGGTTATATGGCGGCAACCGGCTACGGTACTGATACAGCTATATTTGGATATGGATATGGTGGTACTATTGGAGTTACTGCAATAACTAATCTAGTAAGTAATACCGGTACTATTGCCAGTGACACTACAGGTGTTGGTACTGCCAGAACCGGTCTAGCAGCCGCAATTTATGGTGCTGATAAAGCTATATTTGGATATGGAGATACCGGATCAGCAACATCAATAACCAATTTAGTAAGTAATGCAGGTGTTGTTGCCACAAATACCACAGGAGTTGGTACTGCTAGAAGTTATCTAGGCGCCGCAGGGTATGGTTACGCCTAATAGGTTATAAGACTATAGTTTCCTGATAAATACAATATCAGGAAACTACCATGACTATATCTGCAACAGCTAACCCGCTTTCTACACCATCTGGACTAACACTGGATGAATTAAAACAAGCATTATTCAGTAATCTACGTTATAGATTGGGTGATGGCATCATTGACCTAGAGTTAGATCCTCAACACTACGAAGCGGCATATAACTACGCAATTAAAGTATATCGTCAAAGAGCGCAAAATGCTACGGCAGAATCATACACACTAATGACGATTGTAAAAAATGTTGATATTTACACACTTCCACAAGAGTTTATCAATGTTCGTTGTATCTATCGCAGAACAGTTGGATTAGAAACTGGTCCAAGTTCTAGTAGTTTTGATCCATTCAGTAGTGCTATATTAAACACTTATTTACTCAACTATAACTATGCAGGTGGTATGGCAACATATGACTTCTATGCTGGTTATGTTGAACTAGCCGCACGTATGTTTGGTGGATATGTAATCTACACATTTGATCCAGTAACAAAAGTTATACGTATTGTGCGTGATCCAAAAGGTAGTGGTGAGCGTGTTCTTATTTGGGCAGACGTTCAAAGACCAGAAGAAGTATTACTACAAGACCCGGGTGCTGGTGTATGGATTGGTGACTTTATATTAGCTAATCTTAAACTGACCATTGGTGAAGCACGTGAGAAGTTTGGAACTATTGCAGGCCCAGGTGGTGGTACAACATTAAACGGCACAGCCATGAAAGCTGAAGGCAAAGCCGCAATGGAACAACTTATTGATGAGTTGAAACGATATGTGGACTATTCGCAACCCCTGACCTGGGTCACCGGTTAATTCTTACATGAGTATAAGGATAAGGCATAAATACAAGTATGAGAAACATACTTGCAACCATTATTGCTGAAGATACAAGTTGTAATAAATCTGTAACCAGATATTTGAGTAAAACCCACCCTGAATTATGGTCTGACATTTTAGAGGCTACATCGTTCCTACCACCTAATGCTAAACCAAAACAACGAGTATGGCATATACTTAACGAACGATATTCTATTGAGGTGTGCCCGATTACTGCAAAACCTCTAAGATGGAATGAAAAAGCCTATCGCAAATTTTCATCTGTAGCTATAAAAAATACTGCAATAGGAGAAATAGTTAGTAAAGCAACTACCGGGAATCACTGGAGGCAAAAAGATCCCGATAAGTCTATGCAAGCAAATAAAAAATTCTCAATTGGATTTATTGAAGGTAATCATAAACCATGGAATGAACGCAATAGAGACTACAAAGCCAGCCTTGCGGCGGCAAGAAAAACTTGGATGGAAAAGTACGGAGTTGATAATCCATCCAAACATCCTACTATCAAACAAAAACTTTCAGATAGAAACAAAGAATGGCAATCACTCAATCCCAAAGATAGAACTCTAGTAGAAGAATATTACAACGCTGTCAAATTGATTACTAATAAAAACTGGTATGAACATTTTTATGATATCAATCCAAATAAATTAGAAAGAAGTAATCAATTACATTTAGACCACATTTATAGTATCAGCGAGGGATTCAAAAATAATATCTCTGTAGAAGTTATTGGTCATTGGACTAATCTAAGATTAATTCCAAAAATAGAAAATTCAAGTAAGGGTGCTAAGTGTCACAAAACAATAGAAGAATTGTTTGAGGATTATAATAGGGCAAATACTAATTGACTTTACTATTAGTATGTGATAAACTTAGTTTATGAAAAATAAAATTATTGGTGTAACCGGGCTAATTTCGAGCGGGAAAGATACGATTGCTGACTATCTTTGCACATTTCACGGGTTCAAGCGTGTTAGTTTTGCGGCAAGTTTAAAAGACGCTGTAGCAGCCGTCTTTGGTTGGAATAGAGAATATCTAGAGGGTTCAACTAAAACCAGTAGAGCTTGGCGCGAACAACGTGATGAATGGTGGAGTGAACGATTGGGTATGAATATTACTCCAAGATGGGTATTACAATACTGGGGAACAGAAGTGTGTCGTAATAACTTTCATACTGATATTTGGGTAGCAAGTGTAGAGAATAAGTTACGCCAGACTGATGAAAACATTGTTATTACAGATTGTCGTTTTGTTAATGAAGTTAATTCTATTAAAAGTGTAGGCGGCATTACAATGCGTGTAAGCAGGGGTGAACGTCCAGTTTGGTATAGTTCGGCAGTAGACTATAACAATGAACCTGAAGGTAGCGAACAAAGACTAAAAGCTATGGTAGAATTAGGTAACTATAGTGTTCATGCTAGTGAGTATAGTAGTGTAGGATTGTTATATGATTATTATATCGACAACAATGGTTCAATAGATGAACTGCATAAACAAGTCAACTCAGTGGTCAACCTGTAAATCACCTCGACGCCAAGTTACTTCCTTGCGTTTAACAACCTCAATACAGCATAAGCAAACAGTTCGTAAATTAGTAAGAGCAATATTCTCTAAATTACCGTCAATGTGATATACTGTCATTTGCGCAGGAAACAAACTCTTAAAGCCACACAAATCACATGTGGCTTTTTTCTTATAACCACTCTTAGTCCAGTTAGCCTTTCTAGGCTTTAACTTCTTTTTCTTACGTCCACATTCATCACATCCACTGCGATAGTGTGTAATACCCTCACGGATATAATTCACAGCACAGTGATTCTTTCCGCATGTTTTGCATATAGGTCTAAGCATGATATATTTATCAGGAACCTTCGAAGGCACAAAACAGCATAGTAGTTATGTTTTTTTAAAGATATTAGATAAATAATAGTATGCAAAAAGGTAGTAAACCTCATAATTTTACATAAAGGAAAAATAAAATGGCATTAACTTCTCCTGGCGTACAGGTAACGATTACTGATGAAAGTCAATATTTACCAGCCCCAACCAATTCAGTCCCAATAGTTCTATTAGCAACTGCTCAAAATAAAGCAAATGCAACTGGAACAGGGGTAGCAGTAGCAACTACAGCCGCTAATGCAAATAAATTATATCAAGTAACAAGTCAACGTGATTTAGTAAACTTATATGGTACACCGTTCTTCTATACAACGACAAATGGTACACCTATTCAAGGATATGAACTTAACGAATATGGTTTGTTAGCCGCTTATTCATTACTAGGAGTTACAAATCGTTGCTACGTACTACGTTGTGAGATTGACCTAGCTAGTCTAGTTGGTCAAACAGGTCGTCCAGTTGGTAATCCAGACAATGGAACATATTGGTTAGATACTACAACAAGCACATGGGGAATATATGAATTTAATGCAACTACTGGTAGATTTGTATTACAGCAACCTATAGTTATTACTGATTCTATGGATTTAGCTTATGGAATACCATTAAATAGTATAGGAAATATTGGTGATTATGCAGTAAATGCAATGGCTGTCGATGGTGCACCAAACGACCTTAATAATAAAACGTATTTCTATAAAACAACATTAAATGAATGGGTTTCGTTAGGAACAACTGGTTGGAGATTAGATACTCCGTGTGTTCAAGGTTCAAATTCTAACCCTTCATTAAGTGTCGGTGACACTTTTAATATTAGCATGAGTGGATTATATACAGCAACAATTACTGTTCCGGCAGATGCCACAGTTGAAGGTGTTGCTACTGCAATTAATGATTTAGGTTGGACTTCTTTATCATCCGAAGTACGTGATGGTAAATTATGCATATTTTCAAATCAATTCTTACCATCAAGTTCACCTTATATTACCCTTTCATCAACTGATGGTGTATTGTCTGACTTGGGTATTGTAGCTAGTAGATTTAATCAACCTATTATTAAATACGGGACTAGTGCTCAAATGCCATTATGGACTTCAAGTCAATCTCAACCACAACCAACTGGAGCAGTATGGATTAAAGTAGGTTCCGCTGGTAATGGTTTACAACCTTCTATGTCTAGATATAATTCAGCAACAGCAAGTTGGATTAACAAAACAGTAACATTAGCAACTAGCGATTGGACTGTTACTAACGTGCTTGATGCAACCGGAGGTAAAGCAATACCCGCAGGCAGTATATATGCACAATATGGATTTGATGGATCATGGCCAAGTTCTCCGTTGTACATTTGGGAGCGTGCCGCAATTGGTGCTACTATTGTGGTAGGTGATAATACAGAACCAATGTTTAATGCTGGGCCATATTATATGAATGTTTATGTGAGTGTGCCCGGAAGTACTACTTTAAGTGTTGCTTATAATGTGACTATTCCTGACAATAGTGATGCTACTGATTTTGTAACAGCTTGGGCAGCAGCCGGAATTCCTTATACAATGGCATCAGTAACAACTGAAGGATCTATTCAATTAGAACATACTGAGGGTGGTGAAATTATATTAGATGACACTGTAAATAGTTCATTCGACGGTATTGGTGTATCAAATGGAGCTATAGTTGAGGCCGGTTTTGTAATAAATGCACAGCCTAATGTTAAGTATGGTCCTAATAGTTTTGCTATATTCTCAACAGCCCCGCAAAATTCTACATCTGGATCTGGATCTGGCGCTACATTAACTGTTAAAGCTGTTCCTGGTACATATTTCTTAAATGGTGATGGTGTAACTAGCGGAGGTAGCGGATATGCTATAGGTGATACAATTACTGTTTCTGGTTCAAGTTTAGGTGGAGTAGCTAGTGTTAATGATTTAACTGTGATTGTTGCTACTATTTCAGGTGGAGGAGCAACTGGCCCAGTTACCGCAGTTACTTATGAGAGTGGTTTACCTGCTATTGGATTTAGAACCCAACTAAGTAATTGGATTGATTTCTATTATACCAGTAATGATAGTGCCCCTGCAGTTGCACCGGCAAATAATACAAATTGGTTCTACAGTGTAGTTGACCAAGTTGATATAATGGTACAAAAAGGTGGTGCTTGGATTGGTTATAGAAATACTAGTTATGATACAACTGGTGCACCAGCATCATCTGGATCAAACACAACTGATATCAATGGTCCGATTATATCTGCATCAAAGCCAACTACACAAAGTACAGGCGATGCACTAAGTTACGGTGATTTATGGATTGATACAAGTAATTTAGAAGTATATCCAGTAATCAGTCGTTGGGAATTGGTTGGTGGTGTAGCTCAATGGATTTTGATTAATAATACAGACCAAGTAAGTTCAACAGGTGTTACATTCTTAGATGCACGTTGGGCAACAAATGGTACAACAAGTCCAGTTGATGATCCTATACCAACAATCAAAAGTTTGTTAACAAGCAACTACTTAGATTTAGATGCTCCTAATCCAGCACTATATCCACAAGGTATGCTGTTGTTTAACACAAGACGTTCAGGTTATAACGTTAAACAATTCCGTGTAAACTATTTTAATAACGCAAGTTTCCCAGACGAAACATTGCCTACACAAACAGATGCATGGGTAACAGTTAGTGGAAATAAAGCAGACGGTAGTCCATATATGGGTCGTCAAGCACAACGTGCTATGGTTGTTCAATCATTGCGTTCAGCAATTGATACGAACACGGATATACGAGATGAAGATAATTACTTCAATTTATTAGCTACACCTAACTATCCAGAACTACAACCTAACATGGTTGTATTGAATGCTGATCGTGGTGAGACAGGTTATATTATCGGTGATACACCATTAGGGTTAGTTGATGGTGCGACTGAAATTCAAGCCTGGGCTAACAACGATGCAGGTGCTGTATCTACAGGTGAAGCAGGATTAGTTACACGTAATACATATTTAGGTCTATTCTATCCAAGTGGAATTACAAATGATTTGAATGGTAATGAAGTTGTTGTTCCAGCAAGTCATATGATGTTACGAACATTCTTACGTAATGATAACATTGCTTATCCTTGGTTAGCGGCAGCTGGTACACGTAGAGGTAACATTGACAATGCATTGAACATTGGTTACTTGGATCGTACTACCGGTGAGTTTGTAGCGATCAAGACACGTTTGGGTATTCGTGATGTGTTATATATTAACTTCATCAATCCTCTAGTATTCTTTACTGGTATAGGATTATTGAATTATGGTAACAAGAATAGCTATAATAGTCAAAGTGCATTAGATAGAACAAACGTTGCACGATTAGTCAATTACATACGCCGTCAATTAACATTGGCAGCAAGACCGTTTGTATTTGAGCCAAATGATGCATTAACACGTAATCAAATTGCGGGTGTTGTTCAAACATTGATGGTTGATTTGGTAGCTAAACGTGGTATCTATGATTATCTTGTACAATGTGATGACCAAAACAACACACCAGCAAGAATTGATAGAAACGAATTATGGGTTGACGTTGCAATTGAGCCAGTAAAAGCGGCTGAATTCATTTACATCCCGGTACGTGTTCTAAACACAGGTGAGATACAAGCAACAGCATAATGAATACCCTGAAAGGGGTATTCAATGTTAAAGATAAATAAGTATACAGGAGATTAAAAAATGGCAACAGCCTCACAATCATTGTTCAACATGACAGTAGCGTCAGACAACGCTGGTGGAAACCAGGGCTTGTTGATGCCCAAATTACAATACCGTTTCAGAGTTAACTTTTTGAGTTTCGGTACTGGAGCAACTATTGAGTTGACTAAACAAGTAATAGACCTTAACAGACCACAAATCAGTTTTGAAGAAATTACTATACCTATTTACAACTCAACATTGTATTTGGCAGGTAAACATAGTTGGAATGAATTGACAATTAATGTTAGAGATGATGCTCAAGGTAGTGTTTCTAAATTAGTTGGTCAACAAGTACAGAAACAATTAGACATGGTTGAACAAGCTTCAGCCGCAACTGGTCAAGATTATAAGTTTCAAACAAACATTGAAGTATTAGACGGTGGTAATGGTACTGCTGTTCCTCAAGTATTAGAAACTTGGGAATGCTATGGCTGTTATCTAAAAACAGCTAACTATGGTTCATTGAATTATGGATCAAACGAAATCGCAACTATTGCATTGACAATTCGTTACGATAACGCAGTCCAGTCTCCGTTAACAAGTGGCATTGGTACAAACATTGGCAGAATCTTGGGTGGTTCAACTGTAACCGGTATTGGTTCTGGTCAAGGTTAATTGACTACAAAGGCCTTATAAATGGCAGGATTCTTTCAAAATTTACTTAAAGATACTGCCGCAGGTTTTTTTGGAAATGAATACCTGCGTGATTACACTCACGCGGCAAAAACATTTAGACCTAATGCATATCAATATGCACCTAAGCTTAAGTTTCTATTCCATGTATATTTTGAAATAAATCCAGCTGTTTATGCAGTTGGATTGTCCACTGGAACAAACTTTGGTCTAACAGTAAAAACAGTTAAACTACCTTCATATAGTTTTGATACACATATAATGAATCAATATAATCGTAAACGTATTGTTCAAACAAAAATAAAATATGATCCAATAGATATTACATTCCATGATGATAACGGAAATAGCATACGTAACATGTGGTATAATTACTACACATATTATTACAAAGATGCAAATAAACCTGTTCTCACTACAACAGGTCCTGTAGGCCCGCAGTTACCTAGTAGTGAACCTCTAAACTTAGCCTCAGATTATAATAGTAGAAATTTATATAAGGATTCAATAACAGGTGATGAAGATTGGGGATATATAGGTGATACATCAACCCCATCACAGACTACATTGAATTCTTCAATAGGAAATAGTAAAATTCCTTTTTTCAAAAACATACAAGTATACGGTTTTAATCAGCATAGTTTTGTATCATATACATTGATTAATCCTATTCTTACTAGATTTAGCCACGACACATATGACTATAGTGCAGGTAATGGCACAATGACAAACAGTATGACTATTGATTATGAAACTGTAAAATATGCTGAAGGCAAACTAGATGGTAAAGCTCCAAGCAACACAGTACCAGGATTTGGTACAGATTCAAATTATGATAGAACACTAAGTCCTATAGCGCGCCTTGGATCTAATCAAACTATCTTAGGTCAAGGTGGTTTGGTAGACAGTGCAGGTGGTATATTATCTGATTTGTCAAATGGAAGATTCCTAAGTGCAGCCAGAACTGCCGGTACTGCATATAACACATTTAAAAATACAAACTTAAAACAAGTTGCAAAGTCAGATATTACTGGAATACTTACACAAGCGACTCAACAGGCATTACCTGGTAGTGTTAGAGGTACTACTTACTATCCAGGCTACGGTGTTACTCCTGCAGGTAAAGCTAGTGCAGGTGCACCAACAATCGGTGCACTATCATCACCACAGCAGATTGGTCCAACATCTGCTGGCAAGCAAGGTTAAATGTATAAATACTTTTAGGAGATTTATACATGGCTAGAATACTTGACGCACGAACTCAACTTGATTCGACAGTAAGAATATTTGATGACTTTTACTCATTTGACTTAGTAGTCAACGGTGATGAGTATGACATTGTTCATGGGTATTTTGTATCAGTATGTGATACTAAACAAATAGCTAACAATTTTACAGCAAACTTATTTAGAATCTCACAACAAACTCAAATATCAGTATTGGAATTATTAAACTATATCAAAGGTCTTAATAACAAACTAGAAATGAATACTGTTATTACATACTATCTTAACACTTTTAAAAGTAAAACATCATTGTACGGTATAGGTACAATTCCACAACCTAATCAACCTGTTGCTAGAAATATAGTTCTGTAATGGCTAAGTATGCACAGGGTTTATTCACACCCAAGAACCCAAAAAAATATATAGGTAAACATGCACCTAGATATCGCAGTGGTTGGGAACTTACATTTATGACATTCTGTGATAGTAATAAAAGTGTATTATATTGGGCTAGTGAATCATTTAGTGTACCGTATCGTCATCCATTTACAGGTAAGCCAACCATATATATACCTGACTTCTTTGTAGTTTATCAAAACAAGTACGGCAAACAAATAGCTGAAGTAGTAGAAATTAAACCCAAGAAACAAAGCTTAATTGAAAGCAAAGTTGCAAGTGCCAAAGACCGTATGGTTGTAGCAATCAATCACGCTAAATGGCAGTCAGCTATGGCTTTCTGTAAACAACATGGTTACACCTTTAGAGTTATAACAGAAGATGACCTTTTTCATCAGGGTAAGGGAAGGTAAATAAATACTGTATGACCAAAAAATTAGAAGATTTATTTGAGCTTCCAGAAAATAATGATAGGGGTATTACTATTTCCTTGCCTGAAACTATGGAAGAAATCACAACTGATACAGCAGAAGCATTAGATAAAATTGAAGCCGCATTGCCTCAAGTTAGAGGACTAGAAGCAAGCGATACTGAAATGGACGAGCTTGCTAGATTAGCAACCGATAGCTATAAAGATTTAATGGACTTAGGTATGCAAGTTGATAGTCGTTTTGCTAGTGAAATCTTTAACAGTGCCAGTAGTTTTTTAGGTCACGCAATTACGTCAAAGACAGCCAAAATCAACAAGAAGCTTAAAATGCTTGATTTACAGCTTAAAAAAGCACAACTAGACCAAAAAACTGCGGGTAAAGAAGAAGAAATAAATGCTACCCCATTAGGTGAAGGAAAAAGTTTAGACCGTAATGCATTGCTGAAGATGTTGTCGGCATCAAAAACAGATAATAAATGATAAATACAGAATACAGGAATAAGAAATGAAAAGCCTCAAACATTATATAACAGAAAGTGTACATACATACAATTACACTATCAAAATTGCTGGCGATGTGGATAAGAATTTTATAGATTTGTTTAAGTACAATCTTAATAAATTCGATCCTATCAGAATTAGTGATCCAGTAAAGACTCCTATTCAAAAGAATCCATATGGATTTCCTAACTTGAGTAATCAGTCTATCACTATTATCAAAGCAGATTTTCGCTATCCAGCGACAGAGCCAATGATTCAACAGATTGCACAACTATTGGGTTATCAAGTTGATATGGTTCGTGTTGTTGGAACTGATTTTAATGACAGCATTGATAATGAACAAGTAGGTTATGCCAATGAAATGAGTCATAATCCATTGTTATTACATACTGAATTAGAAGAACAGCCTGGCGCTAAAGAAGCTAGTAAAAATTATGGTGATTCATACTTAAAGAGTATTAAAGACCAAATGAAGGATTCAGAGATTGATATTCCTTATGCAGGAACAAAAACACCTGACGCATTCGATCCATTCAAGCCATACTTGGATGACAAACAGATGGGTGAGAAAAGCCCAATGAGTACAATAAAACGTCCACCGTTGCCAGCAACTGGTGCAAGAGCATCTAAATAAAAGGAATATAAAATGAATTTCAAAAGTTTATTATCACAACTAGACCAGTTGAACGAAGCAACAGAGAAAACTAAAACTGGCTTAAAGCACACTGCTGAGCCAGGTGGTTACGGTCGTAAAGACGATGAAGATGAAGATGGCAATAAAATCAAAGACAAAACTGCCGAGAAAAAAGGCAAGGGCCGTCCTAAGAAAGCTACATCTACATCAGGTGAAGATAAGAAGTATGACTTTAGTGCGTTTGGCGTAACTAAAGGTAAAGATGTTAAATTACCTAAACACGACAAAAAGAAAACTAAAAAGCATAGTATCAAAGAATATCTTGAGCAAATGTACGCACCATTGAATGAAATGGGTATTACTGTTAAGCCAATGCCAGGTGCAAGTCAAATTATTGGCGCAGATGGTAAGCCAATGGGCACTGCTGATGCGGCAACTGCTAACACAATTAAAGCCGCCTCCGAAAAAGGTACGCTTAAGCTTGGTGGTGATGAAGAAATGAAAGAGGGCGACATTGGCAAGCACAACAATGCTACTACAGGTTTTGACGCATTAGTGCGTAAGCTAACACCTAAGTATGGTAAAGAAGCCGCAACAAAAATTGCAGGTGCACAGATGAAGAAAATCAAAGAAGCAGATCAGCCTCCACGTGATGCATTGGCAAGCCCATTAACATTAGAAGCTAAGAAAGCTAAAAAGCCAGATGCTAACAAGAATGGTATCCCTGACTACGCAGAAGATGGTAAGGGTAAGAACGATTTGAAGAAAAAGAAAGTTAAAGAAGGTATGGATCAAAGATTACAAGCCGCACGTGCAGAAGGTAAAGCACACGGTCTACGTGGTCACGCACACTGTGGCAAGAACTACGATGACTTAGAAGAAGGACGTTGCTACCATGAAGGTTACAAAGAAGGCCTAGATGAGTGTTACGGTCAAGTACCAATTCAAGGTTATGTTGGTGAAACAGAATCCGGTGCTGATGTAGTAGGCACAATGGCTGGCTACGGTGCTGAAGAAGGTCAACTAGGTGAAGCAGATATTGAAGAAAGTCCATTCAGCTGGGCCGCAAAGAACACACCAAAAGGAAGTAAATTCAGTCTTGGTGGTAAAGAGTTTGTAAAGAATGATGCATTCGCTTTTGAAGCATTAGAAAAGCAATTGAATGCTTTACTAGAAGATAGTGAAGTTACTGAAGGTATGACTGTATCTATTAGCAAAGGTCAACAAGGTAGTCCTGATTCAGTAAGTGTTTCAGCACAGGACGGTGAAGCTGACCAACTATTAAGTGTTATCAAATCAGCAGGTCTAGGACTATTTGGTGGAGATGATAGTTCTGGAATGTCACACGCAGAGCCAATGACAGTAGATAATGGTGGTGAACCAGCTGAAATTGGCGCAGGTGGTGCCGCAATTGAAGTAGTTGATGACCATGATGGTATGATGAATTTGATGAAGAAACTATCAGGCATTGGTGGCGGAGATGCACATTCACACGATGAAGAAACATGTGAAGCATGCGGTGGTATGATGGAAGCAGGACATTCTTGTAGTAAAGATACAGAAATGGTTGATGAAGTTGAATCAGAAGATGAAATGACTTATCAAATGGCTGAAGATAATCCTCCAGACAGTGGTGCCGCAGAAGTTGACGCAGAAGATGCTGATGTTGATGCCGCAAATGCAGCCGCAGCCGCATATAACCCAAGTGATGACATTGATGAAGGTAGCGAAGCATCTCCTGTAGCAAACGCAGGTATTGAAGCCGGTGATGCAGAAGAAGAAATGAAAGCATCAATGAATGAAGCTGAAGATGAAACTGGTGAAGAAGCCGGTAAAGAAGAATTAGAGGAAGGCACTTGTAAGAAATGTGATTGCAAACCTTGCAAATGCGAAACAATGTCAGAATCAAGTTTCTTTAATCTTTACAAAAAATTAGCAATGTTGTCAGAAGAATCTACTAGTGAGAAAGATGACAAAGCTGAAAAAGCCGCTAAGAAAGTCGCCAAAGATATCGAATATGATGAAGACCATAAAGGTAAAGATGACGACAAAGCAGAAGAAGCTGGCAAGAAAGTCAAAAAAGACATTGAGTATGATGACAAGAAAGACAAGAAGAAGATAGACGAATGGGCCAATGATGCTGGTAAAAACGGTACAGATACATCCTTCGAAACTGACATTGACTTTATGATGAATGTTATCAGTGGTGGTTTAAACAAACGTAAATCAACTGGTCAAACAACTATCCCTGTTGTAGCAAGTCAATTAAATCGTACAGTATCAAAGGGTACTACAGATATCAACGAATCTAGCAATAGCGTAGCGGCTTGGAAAAAGCTAGCAGGCATTAAGTAATATACATTACTATAAAATACCCGGCACTAGTCGGGTATTTTTTTGGGCACCCGTTTTATTAATAACGATAAATACTAAATAAGGTAAAATAGATATGAGCCAACAAAATATAGATTTCGGAACGTTTCCTGATGATCCGTCAGCAGATGCTATACGAACAGCTTTTCAAAAAGTACAAGAGAATTTTGATGAAGTTTATTCTTCAACTGCAAATGCCGCTGTATTATCCATCAATCGTACAGCAGGACGAGGCATAACAGTAAATTCTCCTACCGGTAATGTTATTGTTGAAGCCAATGTTGCTTCAATTTCAATTAGCTCAGTAACACTAAGAGTAGGAACAACTCCCAACCCAGTAACAAATTCTGCAATTTATACTAATTTCAGTCAAACACTATACGTTGAAATTCCCAATACTTTATCAATCTCTAATCTTGTTACATCAGGTAATATATCAGCCGGCGGTAATTTAACTAGTCTAAATGCTAGTTTAGGAAATGCAGTAGTTGCAAATTATTTCATAGGTGATGGTAGTCAATTAACTAATATAACTTCAAGTACTGCAAATGTTGCTAATGTGGCTGGCACTGTGTCGCAAAATGCACAAGCTAATATTACAAGTTTGGGTACACTAGCTTCACTATCAGTATCGGGCAATATTATTGCAGGAAACATATATGCTAATGCCGGGATTATAGAAGCACAATACCTTAAAGGTGATGGTAGCAATTTAACTAATCTTAGTATAGCAGGCGCAAATGTTTCTGGTACTGTATCTAGTGCGAATACAGCCGGTACTGTGACAACTAATGCACAACCTAATATTACAAGTACAGGTACATTAACAAGTTTATCAGTATCAGGTAATGCAAACATTGGTAACGTTGGTACAGGTATAATAACTGCTACCGATACAATAACTGGTGGTAATTTAGCAACTACTGGTACATTGAGCGCCGGCGGTAACACTACATTAGGTAATCTTTCTGTCACAGGATTATTGAGCGCAGGTGATATCACCGTTGGTAGTATTTCAAATGGTACAAGTAACGTTGATATTGTTGGTATTAGTGGTAATGTAATTACGAGTGTTGCAGGTGTTGCTAATGTATTAGTTGTTACAACCACTGGTGCAAATATTGCAGGTACACTAAATGCTAGTGGTAATATCAATGCAGGCAATGTATCTGCAACAACATTCACTGGTGCACTCAGTGGTGCGGCAACTAGCGCAACTACAGCAGGTACTGTAACAACTAATGCACAGCCCAACATTACAAGTTTAGGTACACTAACTTCATTATCAGTAAATGGTAATAGTAATTTAGGTAATGTTGGCAATGTTAAAATTACAGGGTCAGCTGGATATTTACAAAACGATGGAGCTGGTAATTTAACATTTGTGTCAGTTATTACACAAGTTATACCTGGTACAGCTAATTCAATCTTATTAAGCAGTGGTGCTAATGGTATAGATGCTAGTGCTAATATTAAATTCAATGATCCTCAATTAGATATTACAGGCAATCTATCTGCCACTGGTAATATAACTGGTGCATATATAGCAGGTACATTAACAACAGGGTTACAGTCAAACATCACTGCAGTGGGTACATTATCAAGTCTAGCATTAAGTGGTAATTTAAATTCAGATTCTAATATTGTATTAAACAATGTTAATGCTAATATTTCTACACTAGGTAATATGACTGCTAATGTGTATTTTGGTAATGGTAGTCAATTGATCGGAATAACGGCAGCAACTGCAGGTACAGTAACAACAGCGGCTCAACCAAACATTACAAGTACAGGTACACTAACAAGTTTAGCAGTCACTGGCAATATTAGTGCAGGTAATATGTCTGCTACATTATTTACAGGAGCACTTACAGGTCTTGCATCTAGTGCAACAGTAGCCGCATCAGCTAATAGTGTAGCACTTGCAAATGTAGTTGGTGTTGGTAACATTGCATCTATTAATAAAGACGGTAATGCAAGTAATATATTATATGGTAATGGCGTATTTGCATCCACACCTACAATGTATTCTAACAGTAATGTAGCAACCTTCTTATCTAGCTATGGTAGTAATACAATAACTACAACGGGTAATGTTAATGTTGGCAATATTATAGGTAATGGACAAGCACTGACTGGTCTTGCCGGTGCTAATGTTTCAGGTCAAGTAGGCAATGCATTAGTTGCAGGTACAGTATATACTAACGCTCAACCTAACATAACAAGTGTTGGTACACTGACTTCACTATCTGCGTCAGGCAATATAACCAGTGCTAATATTATTGCTACTAACTATCATATTCGTTCGGTTGGTACAGGTATATTAGCCGCAGGTTCTACTCAGGGTGATGGTACAATATTAACTAAAGAGTTTAATCAAGTCTCAACTGTTTCTTCTGGTCAAGGTGTTGTGTTGCCAAACGGGGTTGCTGGTATGTCTATTACTATCACAAACTCTAGTGCAAATAGTTTGTTAGTATATCCAGCATCAGGTGGTGTAATTAACTCATTGTCAACTAACGCTAGTTATTCTCATCCAGCTGCCGGAACACTACAATATATTACATTAACCGGAACACAATGGTATACTCTAACAGCGGTGTACGTATAAAAAGGTAAAACATGGTAACAATAGAATTATTAACAGCAATGTGTACAAAAACAACACGCTCTATACTAGAGGGTTATGTTGAGCCACTAAACACTGTAGCAGAATACTACGAAATGTTTGAGAATCCCAAACGTGTTGCAGGTTTTCTAGCACAAGTAGCACATGAAAGCGGTGGCTTTAATGCTGTCATTGAAAACTTAAACTACAGTGCAAAAGGATTAGTGGGAACGTTTAAAAAATATTTCCCTACAGAAGATATTGCTAAACCATATGAACGCAAGCCAGAGATGATTGCTAATCGTGTATATGCTAATCGTATGAAGAACGGTGACGAAGCAAGTGGCGATGGATTTAGATTTAGAGGTCGCGGATTAATACAATTGACCGGTCGTGATAACTATACAAAGTTTGCTGAAGCATTAGATATGAGTATTGAAGATACTGTAAGATATTTAGAAACACCCAATGGTGCTGTTGCCAGCGCTGGTTGGTTCTGGGATAACAACAAACTAAATCAATATTGTGATAGAGATGATTTTGTAACATTAACAAAACGTATCAATGGCGGTACTATTGGATTAGCTGATAGAGAACATCACTATCATATTGCATTAGAATATTTAGGCGCATAACATGGCACAACCAGTTTGGAACACAAGCGCAGGACTTATAGGTAGTTATCCGGCATTATTAATAATGGCCTTTGAATTGTCTGCGGACCCAGTAAGTCCTGCAACATCAATAACTTATCAAGTAATAAGTGGTTCATTGCCTGATGGTTTAAGTTTATCTACTATGGGGTTAATATCAGGTACACCAACACTAGTTACGAGAAATACAGTAAGTGCATTCACTGTTAGGGTTACAGATAATTTAGGAAATATTAGAGATAGAACTTTTTCAATAAATATATCCGGTTCAGCAATTCCACAATTCACTACTCCAAACGGTAGCTTATTAAACACACAAGATAGCTTATGGATTAGTTTACCAGTTACCTACACTAATCCAAGTACAAGTAATCCTGTAATTGTACAAGTTAAAGAGGGTGCATTGCCACCTGGTTTAGAGATTGATTTATTAGGTAATATACGTGGCTATCCTAGACCACCAGTAGTAACAATAACTACTCCGTCAGTCATAACAAACTCATCAGAGACATCTAGCTCAACTAATTTAATTACAGTTACTTCAACAATTGGTTTTTATGTAGGAAGACCTGTTGTATTTTCTGGAACAATATTTGGTGATTTAAATAGTGGTCAACAATATTATATCAAATCAATACCATCATCAACTACCTTTTCGATTAGTGTAACACAAAACGGATCTCAATTATTATTAACTGAGGGTTCTGGTGCTATGGTTGTTACATTACCTGCAGTATCTACAGGTACACCAACAATAAGAACTTATAGTTTTATACTTGAACTTACTAGCCCGTTGGGTGGTGATACAGGTTCCTATACAATAACTGTTGTTAATCAAAACACCCCTACTACTCAAGGTGGTCCTGGAAAACCACCTAATACTAGAGTACCAACAATATTAAATACCAGACCATTAACATACAATTTAAGCAATACTGATCCGTACTATGGTTATTATATTTTACCACCAGTGGCCCCGTCACAATCAGCATTTATGGGAAACTTTCAAAGTGGTGAATACTTTGCATTTAAAATTATAGGATATGACTTTGATGGTAATCCTATAACTTATGCATTCTCTGGTTTGCCCAGTGAATTGACCGGGGATACTCAAACTGGATGGATTACAGGTACACCTGCATTGGCAAGTAATGGTGTAAGTAGCTATAACTTTAGCGTAGGTGTTTATAAATCAAATAGCCCCTCATATATAAGTCCCTTCTTCAACTTTACTTATAATTTACGAAAAGGTATTACTGGTAATGTTGTATGGGATAGTAACACTGACTTAGGTCAAATATTTAACGGAACTATTAGTACATTGTTTGTTAAAGCAACAAGTGACGTTGTTTTAAGTTATAGATTAATAAATGATACAGTACTACCACCTAACCTAACTCTTTCTAGTAATGGACAAATTACAGGTAGAGTGGCCGATCAACCTACAAATGAATTACTAGAACAAGGTGCAACAACTGCATTCTCTTTCACTGTGCAAGCCTATTCAACTGAATACCCAGCTGTGGAATCAAGTAAGTCATTCACAATAACTGTTTTACAAGAATTCAGTCAACCAACTGATACATTATATATTCAAGCAACACCCTCTATTAATGATAGACAGATACTAGCATCATTATTAAATAATGATTCATTAATACCACCTGAAAGTTTATACAGAGAAAATGACCAATACTTTGGCAAGGCAACAAGTGTTATATATGAACATGCATATGGAATATATGCCAGTGATATACAAGAATATTTAGTAGCTGTCACACAAAATCACTATTGGAGAAATATTACTTTAGGTGAACTTAAAACTGCTGTAGCAAAAAATAGTGCAGGTGACATAATTTATGAAGTTGTATACAGTGAGGTCATTGACAATTTAGTTAATCCATCAGGTGTAAGTATTCAACAACAAATATATTGGCCAAGACCAATTGACTTAGGATTAGGTCCATGGTACACAAGCATAACCGATATATACACAAGTTATAATAAAGACTTGCCACCAGGCTATTACACAAGCAGAACACCGGGATATGCAAGAAGGTTATATCCAAATAGCTTGTACAATATGCGTAATCGTGTAGGACAAGTTGTAGGACAAGTATTCAATAGTACACTGTTACCATTATGGATGACTAGTCAACAAAGTAATGGTAGTACTTTGGGATATACTCAAGCTTGGGTTATATGTTACACTAAACCAGGATTTGCTGATATCATCAAAACTAATATAGAAAATAATTGGGATTACACACTAAATTTAATTAATTTCCAAATTGATAGATTTAGTGTGGATAAGAGTGCTACTTACAACTATAATAACGCAACAATACCACCAAGTTGGGATGATTTGCCGAGTGCGACCCCTACGCCTGACCCATTAAATAGCGAAGATTTTTACGTTTTATTCCCGAGAAAAACTATTTTGCCGAATAAAACTCAATACTAAATACTAGACGGAAAACTAATATGAGTCAAATAAACACAAATGGAATAAATGTAAATTATCCTGTACCCGGAGTTAATAATAACAGCCAAGGGTTCAGAGATAACTTTGCCACAATAAGAACTAATCTTAATACAGCTAGTACTGAAATTACAGATTTGCAAAATAATGTCGTGGTTAAATCCGCATTAGCAAATACAGTTGTAAACAATAACATGGCTAACACATTGATTAGCAATGCACTAACCCGTAGTTTCCGTGCTAGTACATATAATTTAGGCAATAACATCTCTAATACCGTTGTTATCAATGCTAGTTTAGGTGATGTACAATATGGTAGTATTTCTGGCAACACAACACTTCAATTTGCAGGATGGGCGCCAAGCGGCACACAAAGTAATGTACAACTAATACTCAATATTTCAAATAGTCAATCGGTTATTTCATTCCCATCACAAGTATCAATGACAGGTACTTATGGTGTAGAAACATTGGAAAACTTTGCTAATGTAGCTAACGTACCCACAGTTACTATACCGTATGGTGTTAATCAACTAGAATATAGATTGAGTACAACAGATTGCGGTAACAATATTACAATTGAACCATATAATAGACCTAGAATTTCTACACAAGTACAACAACGTACACCTGCCCCAACTGGCTTTCAAGGTGATGTTGCCGGTGACATAGCAGTAAATGCTAATTATGTATATGTATGTACGGGGTCATTTAGTTCAACCACAGTGGTTAAATCTATTACTGCAACTTACGCAGGTAATTTAATAAATTGTGGTTCTAATACAAGTTTAGTACAAAATGCACCTATTATATTTACTGGCAACACTTGGGGAAATATTGTTGCTAATACTGTTTATTATATTAAATCAATTCCAGATAGTTCTAATATAACAATTTCAGCAACTGGATTTGATGGTACAGCCGGTTCAACATTTGCAATTAATGCAGGTACGGGCAACATGGTAGGAACTAGCTACAACGGGAATGCTATATGGAAAAGTATTGCATTAGCTGGCGCATCTAGTGCTGACCAAACTATCAGTGGTAATTTAACTGTTGGTGGATTCTTAGCAGTAAGTTCTAATGATAGTGTCATTGCTGCCGGCACAGTACAAGCAAATGCTACATTATTAACAAATAATATTAATATAGTAACTACTGTTCCTGTTAACTCTGGTGTAAAATTACCTGTTGCTGTAGCTGGATATCGTATAATCATACGAAACAATACAGCAAATACCTTACGTGTATATCCAAATACAGGTGCTAACATTAATGGTGGAACAAGTAACGTATCAGTAACACTGGGTAACTCAGCGGCAGTAGAATATTTCTGTTCTACTAGCGCAGCCTCTAACGTAGGTGGAATTTGGTATACCCTTAATTCTACATACGCATAAAAATTTCAACACGTTATTACTAGATAAATATTTGAATGGAACATCCGTTCATTACATCACTGTCTGATAAGTCGCTTGAAGACCTTCAAACGTCTATTTCGGATTTAACTAAAAAACTTAACTTTGCATACTCAATGCAAAATGGACCCATGATTCATCAGCTTTGCATGGTCTTAGATAGTTATAAAAAAGAATATGGCATCAAAATGGATGCTATAATGAAAAAACAAAACATTCAATCATCTATCAGTGTAGAAAAAGAGGGTAAAAAATGACCGCTAGAATTAAACGAGAATTTAATTTCATCGCTGGAATATGGTTACATGATGAGTATCAAATTGGAATGTATTCCTTTACAATGTTTGTTGATATACTAACTGAAGAACCATATGAACAAACTATTGCACTTGAAAGAATGAAATACTTTGTTGATGAATGTATTACCAATTCAGTTTTTATTCAATCTACTGAGAAAAAAGTTATAGATACTTTTACTAATTTGGGAATGAAGGTATGTGTGCTTCCAGTTGAACCATATGACCAAGCATTAGCAATTCCATTATTACTAAAAATGAATGCTATTACTGAAGGTAAATTTAACATTACACATATGTCATTTAAATCTCAATTAAGTGATGATGTTGAATATTTAGTAGACATTGAAGATGATTTTGAACCATATAATGACAAAACTAGTTGGTGGAATGATAGTGGTTCAAACATTTCAAATAACAAAAAAACAAACAAAAAAGATAAGATTGTCAAATTACATAAAGACAATGAATGGGCTGAATTAGATTTGGGTTGGAAACACTTATGTAAACCCGAAGCAACTGAAATTATTTTTACATTAGATACGGTAAAATAAGTATCCAAATATATTGTTTTCATATCTGTTTTGTGTTACAATAGGTACATGAAATCAGATATTTACGGTCAATCTATTTTTACTGAGTCAGACTTGTGTTTGTTATATCTACAAGACCCGTTACGTACAATAAAATATGCTTTTGTAGAGAAAGCTATTAACTTTAATGATGTATTGCAATTGGAAAATATACCCAAACTTATTGAGTATGTTGACCCAAAAGTATCAGTAGAGGAATTTGATAACACTAATCAATCATCTTGGCACTTGCCACCTGAATATTTAAATATGGACATTGCTAAGTATGTACTAGACAAGTGTACTACTGAAGCAGAATTACAAAGAGCAGGTGAAGAGTTAATTAAGTTCCAAGACCGTGATATGTTTATTCTATTAAAGTATCTTAAGTATTTGGTTGACACTATGCGTAAACATAATATTGTTTGGGGTGTAGGTCGAGGTAGTAGTGTAGCAAGTTTTGTATTGTTTTTACTTGAGATACATCGTATAAATAGTTTGTACTATGATTTGTCAATAGATGAGTTTTTAAAATAAGGAGACCAAAATGAAAAATTATAAATCCGCAATGGGAAAATCAGTAGATATGGGAGCACTGGCTGCAAGAAACGAGCATACTAGGGCAGTTGGTAATATGAGCGTTAATGCTAGAGGCGACACAATTGATTCTAGTGGTCGAGTAATTAGACCGGTTACTGATAAAGTAAATGAAGCTTATGGAAAAACTGTAGGTAATAAATCAGCACAGGTTAAAAGACCTGTTACAACTAAACCAATCCCGCATAAAGTAGAAGCAGTTCAACCAAAAGTTGAGGAACTAACTGTAGCAGAATTAGAGTTAGAAGAATCAATTGAGGATGATATTGAAGTAGAAAAAATTAAAGCCAAAGAATCAAAGAAATAATATGGAAACAAAATTAGCATTTGCACCGCACAAAATCAAATCATTAACTGCGATAGGTGACACTATCATTGTTAGTGACATGAAGTTTGATGTACGTATTACAAATGGTGGTATCTTACTACCTAATGATGATATGAAGTCTGCTGGTATTCGCCCACGTTGGGGACAAGTATATGCTGTAGGTCCAACACAACTGGACGTGAAAGCTGGGCAGTATATCCTAATTAGTCACGGTCGTTGGACTAGAGGGATTAAAATAGATGACGGCACTGGTGAAAGAGTTATTCGTAAGATTGATCCTAACGACATACTTATGGTCAGTGACGAACCAATGACGGATGAGACCATGGGCGACAAGGTATTTTAAATGATAAACTGGTTTAGACAAAAATTACACAACTTTATATTCCCACAAGACAATGAGGTAGTAGAATCAAAACCTCATAGAAGAGGTCCTCTTGCTATCACTAGAGGGTCACAGCTTGATAGCAGAGGTATGAATTTCACAATACATATGGCTAATGGTGGTTATGTGCTAGAATATTCAAGTTACAATGAAAAAACTGATAGACATGATAACACATTACATATCATCCCCTCTGAGCAAGATTTGGGTCAGGGCATCGCACACGTTATCACACTAGAAATGTTAAGAAAATGAAGAACAAACTTTGGGTTGAGAAGTATCGTCCGAACACAGTACAAGATTATGTGTTTGTTAATGAACGACAAAAGAAACAAGTTGAAGGTTGGGTAAGTGAAGGTACTATACCGCATTTACTATTGAGTGGTGATCCGGGTACTGGTAAGACAACTCTTGCAAAAGTGTTGATACACGAACTTGGAGTAGAAGATTATGACGTATTGGAAATCAATGCTAGTAGAGAAAACGGTGTTGATAATATGCGTGATAAGATTAATGGTTTTGTTCAAACGATGCCGTTTGGTAAATTCAAGGTTGTTCTACTAGACGAAGCTGATTACTTAACACAAGCTTCACAAGCGGCATTGCGTAACGATATGGAAGCATATGCTGATACTGTAAGATATATTCTCACATGCAACTATCAACATAAAATTATCCCTGCATTAAAATCACGATGCCATGAATTTCACATTGCAAAGACCGATCAAACTGAGTTCACCGCAAGAGCCGCTACAGTATTGGTTACTGAGAATGTTGAATTTGATTTAGATGATTTAGATAGTTATGTTCGTGCAACATACCCAGATTTGCGTAAATGTTTAAATCAATTACAGGTTAATAGTAGTGGTAACAAGTTGATGAAGCCACAAGCACAGGGTAGTAGTGAACATGAGCTATTGTTAGAAGCAACGCAGTTGTTTAAAGCAGGTAAGATTATGGAAGCAAGACAACAACTAATGCAATACATTGCTATGTACCCTACACGTGTCGAAGATACTTACAAATGGATGTATGATAACTTAGACTTGTGGGGTAACTCATCAGAGAAGAAAGACGCAAGTATCATTATAATTCGCAATGGTTTAGCAAATCTGCCATTAGTAGGGATTCCTGAAATTTCACTGGCAGCAACACTGGCGGAATTGACGGCATGAGATATTTACTCATTACATTTATGAGAAGACCGGGCGGGCAGATTGATGAGTCTGTTGCTGTAAGTAAAAATATTAAAAAAGCAGACTTACAAACCTGCAATGTTATTATTGATTACGCAAAGAAAAAAGTAGAAAAGTGCGTAATTGAAGGTAAGATAGTTGATACTGATTTTGATAAGATGAATGAATACTATAAGAAAATATATACCAATCTTATTGAACAGTTAGAAAAAGAAGCAGGAATTACTGCCAAACAAAATGGGGCCTAAGCCCCATTTTTATGCGTACATCTTTAGGATGTGTTCGATAATTTTGTGACGTTGTATGTCACGCATATCGAACTTGCAAGACGCTAAGCCTGGAATCACCCCCTTTCCACCATCTAGCTTTGTTAAAAGGTCTAGGAGCCCATTCTCAGGCGTGCGTCTATCTGTTTGTTCTACATCACCAGTGATGACAATCTTACTACCGATCCCGATACGTGTCATAATCATTTTTAACTGGCTTGGGGTTGCGTTTTGAGCCTCATCAAGTACAACCCAACTGTTTTTAAAGTTGCGACCTCTACAGAACGCTAACGGAGCTATCTCCACTATTTGTTCTTCTAGCATATCGGCAATTTCTTTAGTTGAATAATACTCACGTAACACATCTAATAATGGTCTAGTCCAAGGTTCCATCTTTTGATTGATATCGCCCGGTAAGAAACCATGTTTTTCATCATCAACACCTACAGCAGGTCTAGTTAAGATAATCCTGTCACAGTCACCGTTTCGCATTGCTTTGATAGCGGCTTGCATGGCAAGATACGTTTTCCCTGTCCCTGCAGGTCCCGAAACCACGACTATATCTGTCTTATCATCAAGTAATGCTAATATGTATTTTTCTTGATTTATGGATTTTGGGATGAGTTCTACGGGTTTACGTACTCTTGGTTTCTGAGTTGCCTGTGTGAAATCTATCGTCTTTGATTCATTTATATAAAATGTTTTACCTTCTTTTTTGTTGTGTAAAAAACGTGTGTCTGTAGTCTTTAATGCGCTAGTTTTTCTTTTGCTCAAGTTGATTCTCCTTTGTAGAGCGTGAGTTCTCATAACACTCAATATTATTTAAGGTCAATGTTTACGTACATAGTAGCATACTTTTAACACAAGTTCCAATGATAAATATTAGGCTATTCCCAAACTTTTGAAATCTATCTATAATATTGTAATAAGATAAATACATATATGAGTACTTTACCTGTCGCCGACGATTTTTTTGATGATGTTGATTATGTCAGCATTATTAGCACCATAAAAGGGATATATACCAGCAATGGTTCTATGTCCGTATTATTAGATTTTGAACGTGTTTTAGATGAAGCTGATATATATGCCTTCAGAAACTGGCAGCTAGGTGAGTTAGTTCAAGGCCCGGTAGTTAAACGCTACTCAGTGGGATGTATGTTCATGTGGCCATATAAACTAATGCCTGACCCAAGTGGGGCTAAACGTTTAGTTAAATTAGGTTGCAAAATACAATGGAAAAAAACTAAGATTGAAGTTCCGGTTGAAGTAGAAAATCCTGATGATTATGTGCCCGGGACACGTTATCCAAAAATGCAGAAAAAACAAGTATGGCTAGTCTACATAGAAATGCCTAAAGAAATCATGGATGATATCCGTGAAGGTAGTATTGATTTAGCTGGTCAAAATATTGATTTGAATGAGTTAGATAATTCATATGAGGACGATTTAGACGAAGAAGATAGTGATGGTAGTGAAGATGGTGGACAAGACCAACAACAGATGCCCGGTATGACAGGCAATATGCCAATGGACGCCAATGCACCTCCTCCAATGGGAACAATATAATATGAGTAAAGTTATAATCAATGAAGGGTTAGACTATCACGACTTAGAAGGTCAAATGTTACCTGAAGTTACGATAGATGAATATGCCGCACATATGGGTAAAGATAGTGAGATTGTTACATTGGCATTTACTATTAAAAACAAACAAGCCGGCGATGATTTGTGTGATTGGTTTGAACGTGGATATGATTTTGTATTAGATGCACAAGTTAGTGAAGGTGAAGTGTCACCCGGTAGATATCTTGTATTTGTTGAAATGAATCGTAGAAGTAGTGTTCCGGCACGTATCATTGAATTGTTAGAAGATTTAAAAACACTAACTGACATGAAATTAACTGATTGGACTATCATGGTAGATGACGAAGAATACGAACCAAGTGAAGAAGTACTAAAACAAGTACTAGTTTTATCACCGCATAATTATCGTGTTGAAGAAGAACGTGAAGAAGATTTAAATGAGATGCGCCATAGAGCAGGACTAGATGTTAAACCAATACATTCCGGTAAACAAGATGCTGATTTAAGAGCATTCAAATCAATGGCAGGATTGTAATGGAAACTATATTACCTAAGAAAACTAATTTTGAACAACCAATGGCGTTAGATGATGAGCACCATGAGATGCTAGCATCTGATCCGTCAATTCAACAATTTCCTCAAGGTAGTAGTTATGGTTCAAACACATCATTTGGCGGGAGTTCAGCATTTGGCTCACCTTCGACAGGAGGCTTCGGTGGTGGTTCGTTTGGTTCATCAGGATCGTTTTCAAGTCCAGGCTTCAATCAACAGTCAAGTTCAGGATTCGGAAGCACACAAAACATTAATCAATCAAACAGCAATCAACCAGTACTCACAGGAGCCGCTCCAACAAATGCCGCCAGTGGTGCAGATGTATTAGTAGCTAATGATAATACAGATTGGATCAACAAAAAATGGCGTCCAGTTATGGGTTGGATCTATATGTTAACTTGTACAATGGACTTTGTTGTATTCCCCATACTATGGAGTTTATTACAAGCAATGAGTAAGGGTAGTGTCACTATGCAATGGCAACCATTAACATTGCAAGGTGCTGGTCTTTATCACATAGCTATGGGTGCTGTTCTTGGTATAGCCGCATATGGGCGAACAAAAGAAAAAATTGAAGGCAAATCATAATAAATATTGACTTAACACACTAACTGTGTTATACTTGATATTATGACAGACTATTACTCAATTCTAGGTGTAGGTAAAAAATCTACACCAGACGATATAAAAAAAGCATATAGAAAACTAGCAGGTAAACATCACCCTGATAAAGGTGGTGATACTGCTACATTTCAAAAGATAGAAGAAGCATATCGCATTCTTAGTGACCCAAATCAACGAAAACAATATGATAACCCAATGCCGCAAGGTAATCCATTCGGATTTCCGGGTGGGGGCGGAGGTGGATTTAATTTTAACTTCAATAATGATATAAACGATTTGTTTGGCCAAATGTTTCAACAACATAATGCTAGACGTCCAAACACTCCACATGCATTTAGGACACAGGTTAATATTACATTAGAACAAGCATACCATGGTGATAGTCAAAATTTACAATTACAAACACCTCATGGTAACCATGCAATTACTATTGAAATTCCCAAAGGTGTTAATCACGGGTCACAGGTACGCTATGAGAATGTTATTCCTCAGGCTATATTAATTGTTGAATTTATTATTCAAAATCATTTAAAATTTGAAAGAAGAGGAAATGATTTATACTGCACACAACCTGTATCGGTATTAGATTTGATTGTAGGAACAGATATTGAATTCACTACTTTTTCTGGTAAAAAATTAATGGTTACAGTACCACCCAGAACACAGCCTCATATGCATTTAAAAATAGCCAAAGAAGGTATGCCAATTCAATCTACATCAATTTACGGAGACCAAATCATATTGATAAAACCTATTTTACCTGATATAATTGATAAAGAAATAACTGATAGCATTATACGTGCTAAATCTAAGTAAATAAACAAAAGGAAAACAAAACTTTGACCAATTCACCCGAAATCGAAAACATTATTGAACAGGCTATTTCTTTTGCAAAAGAAAGAAAACATCAATATTGCACAGTTGAGCATTTATTGTTAGCATTAATTACCCATACACCATTTAATAAATGTCTGGATAGTTTTGGAGCTGATGTTAATTTAATGGTTCAGGAAGTAACTAGCTATCTTGATGGACTACATGCAATTGAACTAAGTAACGTTACAGTTGACCAAGTTCAACCACGTAAAACAAACAGTTTAGAACGTGTTATGAATCGTAGTGTAACACAAGTGTTATTTACCGGTCGTAGACAAGTTACTACAATTGACTTGTACTTAAGTATGGCAAGTGAAGGTAATAGTCATGCACATTATTTCTTATTGAAATATGGTGTCAATAAACAAGAGTTTGTAAATCACTGGCAAAAAACATACAAGGGTGCTGAATTTACCAGTAAATTAAGTGAAGGTCAAGCAGATGAAATCTTAGAAGAATATACTACTAATCTAAGTGAACTTGCCCGTCAAAATAAATTAGAACCTCTAATTGGAAGAACAAAAGAATTAGATGAAATCATTAATGTTCTTGCTAAACGATTTAAAGCAAATGTATTGATGGTAGGTGATCCGGGTGTAGGTAAAACTGCTATCGCTGAAGGTCTTGCTAATTCAATTGCACTAGGTGATTGTCCTGAATTTATTGTTGGACATGAAGTATATAGTCTTGAAGTAGGTTCACTACTTGCTGGAAGTAAATATCGCGGTGACTTTGAAGAAAAAGTTAAAGGTGTATTAGAAGCACTTAACACAAAAAAGAAAGCAATATTATTCATTGATGAGGCTCATACAATGAGTGGTAGTGGTAATGCAAATGGTGGTGCGGTTGACTTTGCTAACTTAATTAAACCAGCTATCACTAAAGGTACATTGAAAGTTATCGCCAGTACTACTTGGGAAGAATATTACGAATCGTTTGAGAAGGATCGTGCATTAATGCGTAGATTCTATCGTGTCTCTATTGATGAGCCAAGTAAAGAAAGTACAATTAGTATTCTTACTGGATTAAGCACACGATTAAATGACTTCCATGACGTTGAAATTACAAGTGAAGCAGTTATTGCCTCAGTTGAATCAGCTTTACGATATATTCATGACCGTAAAAACCCTGACAAAAGTATTGATTTACTTGATGCGGCTTGTGCCCGTCAACGTGTTGATGGCAATAAGGGAATTCAAATCACCAAAGATATGATTTTTCAACAGGTTGAACGCTTTACAGGTGTACCTGCTGACAAACTTAGTGGTGATAATATGAATCTTATTCAAACACTTGAAGTTAACGTCAAGGGTAAACTGTATGGTCAGGATGAAACAATTGACAAAGTATTAGAACGTATCTATGTTAGTTTTGCAGGCATCGGTAGTGAAACTAAGCCTACAGCAAGTTTCTTATTCTTAGGCCCAACAGGTACAGGTAAAACAGAATTGGCTAAGTTATTAAGTAAAAACCTCGACATGACATTACTCAAATATGATATGAGTGAATACGGTGAGAAACATTCTGTATCAAGTTTGATTGGTCCTCCCCCTGGTTATGTTGGCTTTGGTGATAGTCAAGTCGGTGGCGGACGATTAGTTAATGACTTGAGCAAGAACCCACACAGTATCTTGTTGTTTGATGAAGTAGAGAAAGCACACCCTGATATTTTTAACATCTTTTTACAGATGTTAGATGAAGGTCGTGTCACTGGGTCTAATGGTAAAGAAGTTAACTGTAAGAACTGTGTTATTATCTTAACAAGTAATTTAGGTAGTAGTGACAGTGAACGAAACAACATTGGCTTCGGTAGTCAAGAAAAGACTGGCGAAGATGACAAAGCATTGAAAGAATTCTTTAAACCCGAGTTTAGAAATCGTTTAGATTTAGTATGTAAGTTTAACAAACTTGACATGCTTTCAATTAAGAAAATTGTTATTAAGTTTACTGAACAGCTTAAAGAATCACTATTGGACAAGCACGATATTACATTAAACTTATCAGAACCTGTTATTGAATATCTAGCTGAACAGGGTTATGATAAGAAGATGGGTGCAAGACCACTAGCACGTAAGATCGATGAATTGATTCGTGTACCATTGAGTAAGAAGATTCTTTTTGAACGCATTAAGAATAGTGTTATCACAGCGGTTATGAATGAAGATAGTATTGAGTACAACGTTGTACAAAAATCAACAGCAAGAGTAGGCGAAGATGGGATTATTGAAATCAGTTGAAGACGTACCGGGTGTTGATTTTTATGAATATCGGGACCAGCATTACTATAACAAATACGAATACCGAGCTAGATTTAATCTAGTAGGTGTTCGTTATACATGGTACATTAAACATGACATTCAGGAATTAGTTGATAGATTAGAAGCACCTGCAGTAGGCTACAGTCATAATACTATCTCATATGAACGGGATGAAGTGCGTGAGAATTTGGCAATATTAGCATCATTTCTTAAGTGGCGTAATGACTTAAAAAAGAAGAAAAATTCTACAATTAGAATTGAACATAATACTGTAGGGGTATTCAGTAATGATTTACAAGAGTTAAAAGATATTGTAAATTATATGCCAGGCATTGAAATAGATGTAACTCAATCACATATATCTAACTTTATTGGGATTAAGCATTTTGTGCGTAATCCTAATCATAAATTTAGAGTTTATCTAAAATCTAGGAGAGTTGAGGGGACATTTGCAATAGACCTGAACGATATGTTTAAGAAAAACAAGTCACTATACCCTAGTCCTGCACTAAAACATTGGGCTAAAGGCTCGGTTCACACAAATCAGCATAGTTGGAGATATCGTTTTAGTAATGCTAGTCATTTTATTGATTACGATGATGAAAGCACGTTAAGCTATCTAGCATTGATTTACGGGGATATGCTTGGAAAACGCTATAAATTAGAAAAACGACCAGAAGCTGTTTAAAATGATAAATACTCTAATAAAATGGAGTATTTACCATGGCAAAGATTGTAACAGAATCAATCGTAATCACTTTTAGTAAAATAGTAAAAGACAATGATTCAGGTACTAGTATCACTAGTCCTGAAATAGAAACGGCTTTAGAACAAGTTGCCCAAGAATTAATTGGCGACAGTGTTGTTGTTGAGGTTGTAAAAGCATAATGAGCCAAACAACTACACTCATTTTATTGCCACAAACTGCATGGAGTGCAACCGTAGATAACGGTAATGCTTATACAGTAGTAGGTGATGAACAACCAGCCGCATCATATATCATAACACCTAGAGCATTGCAAACTGTTAACATTAACCTAACAGAAGTTAATGGTAATATCATTATACAAGCTACATTAGCTACAACTCCGACTGAAAATGATTGGTTCAAAGTATATGAATTAGTAGCTGATGGCAATGCAAATTCCAATGCTTCAACGTATACTAACATTGAAGGTAGCTATGTTTATATGAGAGCCAAAGTTGAAGATTTTTCACAAGGTGTAGTTAATTTCGTAAAGTTAAGTTATTGATATGAGACAAATTGTAGTCATGCCGGGAGGCTTTCATCCGTTTCACGCAGGACATGCTTCACTGTATCAAAGTGCTATCAAGGCTTTTCCTGATGCTGATGTATACGTAGCCGCCACCAATGATACAAAAACAAGACCATTTCCTTTTAGTATCAAAGAGAAACTAGCAAAACTTGCAGGTGTTGCTGACAAACACTTTGTACAAGTTAAAAGTCCTTTCAAAGCAGAAGAAATCACAAGTCATTACAATCCTAACGAAGATGTATTAATCTTTGTTCGTAGTGAGAAAGATAAGAATGAACAACCTAAGCCAGGTGGGACGAAGAAAGATGGCAGTCCGGCTTACTTCCAACCATGGCCACCTAAAAGGTTACAACCATTCAGCAAACATGCATATATTACATATCTACCTACAGTAGAGTTTGGTCCTGGTATCACAAGTGCAAGTGAGATACGTGATGCTTGGCCTACATTGAATGATAAACGTAAGACTGCAATGGTTATGAGTTTATATCCAGTCACTCAAAAGAACCCTAAGCTTGCTGCCAATGTTGTTAAAATGTTAGACATGGGTATGGGTAATGAGTTAGCAGAGAATATCAAAGTTGATCCAGTAGTAAAATCAGTGCCTATCCAAAAAACAGTAACACAGCCTAAACAACATGTATATATTCCTCCTGAGAAGAAAACCCCAGCAGTTATAAATCATATTAAACCGCGAGAAGTAAAAGAGGGTGCAAGTCTATCAGTAGAACAACTTGCACATATCAGCGATAAAGCGTTAGATGACGCCTACCATTATGGTCGTAGTACACCGGGTGCAAACTTTGGTTGGATGGCAAATATGCAATCAGCAAAAGCCGCAAAGCGACTAATTGATGCAGGTGTAACCGATATTGAAGCTATCAGTGATGCTATTCACAAAGGTTGGAATGTAACAGCGGCAGCTGACTATAAAGGCCAACTACAGTTAGATACTCCCACACCAGATGAGAAGAAATTAAAACGTGCTAAGTTAGCTATGCAATCTTATAGTCAACTTCCTGAAGATGAAAAGGAAAAGGATCGTGTAGTTGCACGTGCTTTGTTGCAAGCTATTACAGGCAGTGAAGTTGATGAGAGCTTAGGTATTCCTTACCCCACTACATATGAACAAGAGAACAATAAGTTCAAACGTAGAGGGCCAATGCGTATAACTGATTTGACAGAGTTTGCCCCTAACGGCAGTGATGATAGAGAGCCTGATGAAGAAATACTACGTAAGTTAGCCGCAATGTGGTGGAATGGTACTGAGCAACAAATGAGGCAAGCCCAACAAACATTACACTCAATGGGCTGGGAAATAGGACAAAATGAATCCGGGGATGACGATGCGGGAGTATTTGTCATTAGAATAGGTGATGAGCACGGCGATAGCTATATAGCTTTCCCTCATAGCGATTTAGGACTAAATGAAGATTACTTAGACGAAAAATAAAAATATTTCGGCACCTCTTAACTAGTGTAAATAATTACATCATTTAAGAGGACCACATGGCAACTAAAAAAACCAAAGCAACAACTGAAGAAAAAACAATACCCGTCGAACAGGTACAAGAAATAGCCCAACAAGCGGCTGAAAATCCCCCGGCTGCACCAACGGAAACTCCAGCTGCCGCAACTCCCGGACAAGTACAAGTTAACGTAGATTTTCTACGTACAACTAAAGTACATATTGCAATGCCATGTTATGGTGGTATGCTAACCGAATCTACATTTATGTCATTTATTAAGTGGGCAAACACAGCCCGTCAACTTGGTATCGATTGGACATTAGAAACAATGGTCAATGAATCACTCATTAGCCGGGCACGTAATACACTAACTGCAAAGTTTTTGGACATGCCAGATGCAACACACTTATTCTTTGTTGATGCAGACATTGGTTGGGAGCCATGGCATCTATTAGTATTATTGAACCGTGACGTAGATGTTATCGGTGGACTATACCCTATGAAGACTATGCCAATCAAATGGGTAGTCAATGGATTTGAAGGTGCTGAAGAAGGACCAGATGGCTTACAAGAAGTATCTAAGGCAGGTACAGGTTTCTTATTAATGAAGAAACATGTATTTGAGAAGATGAAGACTCATCCTGCAGTTAAGCAGTATAAGAACGACATTGGTTTAGATCCAAAGTATGACCAACACTTGAAGACTTACTTTGATACAGCAGTTCGTCAGAATCGTTACTACAGTGAAGACTGGACATTCTGCGAAAACTGGCGTGATATGGGCGGTCGTATCTGGATGGATAAACGTGTATTGTTACGTCATTCAGGATCATATGTATTCTGCATGGAAAATCAACAACACTTGATGAACACAATCGGACCTATGTATGCCGAAGAACAAGCGAAAAAGTTAGCAGAACAAGCTGTTCCGGATGCAGACGGAAACGTTACGATTCAAACTTAAACTAGCCCCGAAAGGGGCTTTTTTAATGGCTATCTTGTCACATATTTGTCATAATATTACAAATAAATACAAGATGAAAACATACCGCTCTATCTTTGTTAGTGATGTTCATCTTGGTACTAAAGATAGTAAAGCGGATAAGTTAAACAACTTTCTTAAACACAACACCTGCGACACATTATATCTTGTGGGTGATATCATTGATGCATGGCGCATACAACAGAATAAATGGCGTTGGAAACAAAGTCATACTAACGTTGTTCGTAGGGTATTAGGACATGCTAAACGAGGAACTAGAGTTGTTTATATAGCAGGCAATCACGATGAGTTTCTCAGACCAATGATACCATATGGTTTTAGCTTTGGTCTAGTAGAGATACACAATCAAATAGAACATATAGGTATTGATGGGAAGCATTATCTAGTTACACACGGTGACTTGTTTGATGGCATTACTAGATTAGCACCCTGGATAGCATTTTTAGGAGACAAAGCATATGACTTTATTTTATCGCTTAATAGCAAATTCAATTGGATCCGTCATCGCATGGGTTTTGGGTATTTTAGTCTTAGTAAATATATTAAATACAAAGTAAAAAAAGCAATAGACTTCATGTTCCAGTTTGAAAAGAACTTGGCAGGTTATTGTAAAAAACGTGGTTATGATGGTGTCATATGTGGACATATACACCACGCAGAGATTAAAGAGATAGATGGTGTCATCTACATGAATGATGGTGACTGGGTTGAAAGTTGTACAGCATTAGTAGAACATCACAATGGTAGTTGGGAAATAGTAACCTGGACTAAGGAGAAGGACAATGTGGATATTGATGTTAATGGCAGTTCACTTAAACGACTCAAAAGACGTGCCGGCGAGAGTGGAGTTGATGTTTCAGGACCGAGTGGCATGTGAACAAAGTCTACAAAGTATGACATATTGGTTAAAATTTAATCAATTTAAAATTGAAGGAAAGTGTGTAAAGAAATGAAAGTCAGTGATAAAATTACTATCGTAGTTCCTTGCAAAAATGAGGAAAATTATATCCATCATTTATTAGAATCACTGCGTTTACAATACATCGGTGATACTAGAATTATCATTGCAGACTGTTCTACTGATAATACCAGACACGTTATAAAAGATAATAGTTATTCATTGAACGTGGAAGTTATTGAAGGTGGCCCTGTTTCTATTGCTAAGAACAATGGAGCTAAATTAGTTACAACACCATACATACTATTCATTGACGCCGATGTACGTTTTTTTAAAAATGATGTAATTAAAGATGCTGTTAGAGAAATAGAAGTTAATCAATTGGATCTGGTTGGATTAAACATCAAGTCTTATGACAACGATATACGTGCAAGTATTGGATTTACTATCTTTAATATTATAAACCATATACTGAAATATTTCTCACCCTTTGCAATTGGAGCATTTATGTTGACTCGCAGGGACAAGTTTGAAGAATTGGGTGGTTTCCCCGAAAAGACAGTAACGTCTGAAGATTATTTCCTATCCAGAATGTATAGTCCTAAAAAGTTTAGTATTGTCAATCACTATTTTGGACAGGACAGTCGTAGATTTAAAAAGATGGGATACTTTGGTATGGCTACTTACTTAATTAAAAACTTCATCAACCGCAATAATAAAAGATATTGGGATAGTTTAGACTCATCTAAATACTGGAGTTAGTAACTAAATGAAAACAATAGCATTATTCATAAACCATCCTGAATGTAGTAAGGATTGTTGTGAAGGTATGATAAAAGCACTATCTAATTCATATGCTATTACTTTATTCTCATTTGATGAATGTAGCACTATTAATTTAGAATCATATGATATGGTATCATTTCCAGGAGGAATAGGAGACGCTAGTTCTTATGATAAATTTTTTAGAAGAAAAATACAAAACAAATTTGCTGATTACATTAGTAATGGCGGTAGATATTTGGGAATATGTATGGGGGCATATTGGGCCGGAAGTTATTATTTTGACATACTTGATAACGTTGAGCCAGTACAATACATTAAGAGACCAACTAGCGACATTAAAAAATCTTATGGTACAGTAGCATCGGTAATATGGAATGGTAACAATGAAAATATGTTTTTTTATGATGGATGTGCAATGATAGGAAATAGTGATAAATTCACAACAATATCAACATATGCTAACGGCGATCCAATGGCTATCATACAAAATAGAATAGGATTAATAGGCTGTCATTTAGAAAGTCAGGAATATTGGTATCAAAAACCATGGCAATATATCAATAAACACTGGCATCAGGAGAAACATCATACACTACTATTAGAGTTTGTTGACCTATTAATGCAGAGATAAATACTGTATGGACCTAAAAGAACTCGACTCATTTAAAATGTCAGATGCAATAGCATTTCACGACCAACTTAACCCTAAGTTATTTCATGGGCAACAACTACGTCCTGATGTTGATGAACAACTTAAAGTTATTGCACAAGATTTTATTTCTGAATTAGGTGTCAAAGACTTAGACGTTAAAGATATTACTATATCCGGCAGTAATGCGGCATTTAGTTACACTCCCAATAGTGATTTAGATTTACATATCTTAGTGGATTTAACTCAATACTCAGATGATGCAGTTTACCAAGAACTGTTTCACGCTAAAAAGAATCTGTATAATGAATCACATGATATCACTATCAATGGAATTCCAGTAGAGTTATATGTTCAGGATGCAAATTTACCGGTAATTAGTTTAGGTGAATATAGTATAATAAAGAACAAATGGATCAGAGTCCCCAGTAAACGTAGAAGCAACTTAGACCAAACTGCTACTAAGCAGAAGTATGAAAAGTTAGCTAAAATAATAGAATATGCATTACATTCAAAAGATTTAAGTAAGGTAAAAAACGTATTAGATACTATCAAACGATATCGCCAAGCTGGATTGGACTTTGGTGGTGAGTTTGGCCCAGAGAACCTAGCTTATAAAGTGTTACGTAGTCAGGGTGTTATTACTAAATTATATGATTTACGGGACAAGCTACATAGCCAACGATTGAGTATTGAAGGTATGTATTCCGTTGAAGAAGATAATGAACTGATGTATAAAACTACTCCTACTATTGAGCAACTTGTTATCAAGTATAAAGTACCTAAACGTGATATATTGATACAGTTAGACAAAGGAATCAAAGTTGAATTAGAGCATACAAGTGAACGTAATATTGCACGTAAAATTGCACTAGACCATATTGGCGAAGATCCTCATTATTACAACAAATTAGCTAAAATTGGATTAGAAGAAAGTTTTGATAAACCGTATGAAGTACTTCGGTGGGAAAAGGGTGACTATGGTGATGTAGATGCAATAGCACGATTAGATGACGGAACTTTTCTAAGTATTATGTTTAACAAGGGATTTAGTAAAGATTCAAAAGAGGAAGCATGGAGTGTTGAGTTTTGGAGAAACAATAGCCAAGAAGTCACCGGCGAAGGTGATCAACAACGTGTATTTGCCACTGTGTTAAGTGCTATACAAACATTTATTAAAGAGTATACGCCCAATAAAATAACCTTTTCTGCAAACAAAGTAGATGACACCGGACACGACTCACAAAGCAGAGCTAATCTATATGACAAATTAGTTCAGCGTTATTCTAAGTCTTGGGGCTTTAAAGCATTTAGAGCAGACACCGGCAATAAAGTTATCTACGAATTGAGTAGGGTAAAGAAAGATGTAGCAGAAGCACGTAGAAACCCAGAACAGAATAGAAAAAGTGGCTCTGGAAAATATGACCTTATTAATTACGCTGAAGATAATATCAGTGATAAAGATAACTGGGCTGTTAGTATGACTATGGAGCCTAAGTTAGGCATTAACCCACGTGCGGCTGTTAGCGAAGACACACCTAAAGGTATTTACTTTTATCCATTGCAATATTTTATGCAAATGGCTGACCGTGATGAATCACTACCATGGGGAGATAACTTCCCCTATCTACAGTTGTTTCAGTATAACCGTTCAGGCGAAATGACTAAACAAACCAAAGTTGATCCTGCCAAACTAAAACAAGCATTACTTCAATATTGCCCAGAAGAAGTAATACAACAAGCAAGTGAAGAAGATGAATATGATGATACGCCATACTGGTTTATCTACGACTGCTTAAGTAGACTAGGACAAAATGATGAAACTAATGTTGTTCGTTGGAATAAAGTATTGCGTGATTTAGGCTTTACCAGTGTGTATGACGATGGTGGTGGTTGGATTGCTCACAATGAACCAACACAAGGCGTTGTGTTAGATCCACGAATTATTAAACAGCATAAGATGTTTGATAATCGTAATCCAACACTACAACATAGACGATACGATATACAAGGATTAGCTGATGCTATTGGATGGTCTAGCTATTTTCAACGTGAAAGCCAATTACAACGGGTGTACAATCAACCTGACGAGGAAAAAGTAAGGTTAAATGTTGCTAAAAGTATGCTTAAACCATTCTTAGGTAAAAGTGATAAAGAAGCAGAAGAAATGGGATATGACCAAGCATTAAAAGCCGCCGCAGATAAAGTCATTGAAATATTAAAACAGCCAATTAATGAAGCCTCAGGTTATATACCAAGTGAAAAACAAAAAAACGATCCACGATTTAAGACAGCACTAACAGTAGATGTTAATCCCTACAGTATCAAAAAGAACGCAAAAGCGTTTGGTTGGTTAACTAGTAGAGCCGGCGTTCCTCCTACAGCAAAAGCAAACGGCAAAATCTCTTAAGTTTCGTTAATATGGTATTTTGATAAATACTATATCAAACGGGATTCCATATGAAAATCAGTCAAATTATCCAAGAAACAAGCACAACAGCAGGTTCAGTTGCACCCACTGAAATGGGTTTTGTCAAAATGCAAACACGTAATCCAAGTGTTTATGGTGGCAATAAAGTAGGTAATCTACTTAAAGGCAAGAAAACTAATAAAGCATTTGCTAACAGTTTAAACGAAGCCGCAATGAAAGATTTAGCATATGACTTACAGAATATGAAACCAGCTGAATTTCAAAAGAAATACGGTAAAAGTAGAGAAGAAATGAAGGCTTCAATGAATAAGCAGCCTCAACAAAGACCCGCACCACCAGTCAATGAAACTGATTTAAGCGAACAAGATTTAATAGTTGTTCCTGGTCAAGGTCGTTTAAAAAAGTCTGGTTTTGTTAAGCACGATCCTGATAAATCAGAACACGAAGGTGAAACATTAAAAAATAGTTTACATACTATTGTTCGTGTAGCAAGTCATTTAGATAAAGAGCTATCGACTAGAGATAACTTCCCAGAATGGGTTTCAGAAAAGATTGGTGCTGTAAAGAGTAACATGGTAACAGTTATGGATTACTTAATCAGCGCAAAAGAAATGCAAACTGATCCAGATGCTATGAATGAAGGCAATGATAGAGTTGATTCACTTGTTACTGATGCATTAAAAATAATGCGTGGTTCAGATGTAAATGATGCTGTAAAGGCACTAAAGACTGTATTAGGAGATAGAGAATACAATAGCCGTCGTGGTTTTTATAATTTCTATATTAGGCAAATGATTGATGCATATGGTCAGCAAGGTGCTAATGAAAGTTTAGGTACTACTGGTGCTATGACCAATGGTGAAATGGGTGAGAGTCAACTTGACGAATTAAGTCCAAAAGCATTAGGTAGTTATGTAAAATCAGCATCAGGTGATATGGCTAACCGTAAAGGTGATACACAGTTTCAGAAAGGTGCTAGAGTAGCTACTTCCGCTTTCAATTCAAAATTACCTGCAAGTCGTTTTGAAAAAGATGCCAAGATTGAAAAACGTCAGGCTGGTATTGACCGTGCCGTAGATAAAATAACTGGTAAGAAGTAATATGAGTAAAATTCTTAAAGGTTTATTAAACGAAGCTACACATAGAAGATATGGTGATAATCGTACTGGCTTCAGTCGCGGTCCAAGAGATGATGAACGACACGATTTAGATGTTCAGCAACCATCTAAACAAGAATGGGCGTTAAAGATTAATGGCAAAGTTTGGAGTAAAGATGGCAAGACAGTTACGTTTGCTAGTAAAGAACAAGCATTAAAAGCAAGACAATCACTATTAGCAAAGCGTCCAGAATTAGAAGTTGGATTAGTAAGTCGCAGTGTAGCGGAATCTCAACTAGATGAATTATCTAACACCAAGTTAAGTCAATATAAAACAGCGGCTGCGTCTGATGCAAGTAAGGCTGACAGTGAAGGTAATCATAAGCGTGGTAACAAACGTTTTAGTGGTATTGTTAAAGCAACTAAGAAACAATTTGATAATGATAAAAAGAAATCTAGCATCAGCCAGGGAATAAATGAGTTTGAAGGTGATGTAGAAACATTCACTGCGCCTGCTACTAACAAACCACCTAGTCATGGTTTTGCTATCAAAGTATATGGGCCACTTGGACGAGGTGGCCCTGCAGCCGCCGCAATTTGGGAAGCTCTAAGTGCTGTATTTCCTAAACAGTATCCTCCAAAAGATTTCAACAGCTACGGGGCACAGTTAGCCAGCCCACAAGCTAGCGTGTTAAATCAAATTAAAAGATCCGGCAGTGCAATAGTTGCTGATGGTATTTCTGGCCGCGATATGGCAGAAACATTGGCACACAAACTAGCTACATTCAACCCTACAGAACCTTATATTAATCCTATTGGTAAAAAATTCGTAGAAGTTATAGAGCAAGGTATGGATGAAGCTACTGAACAACCAATTGACCCATTCAAAACTGGTTACCCTAGAGTAAACAATCCTAAAATATTAGGAACACAGAATAGAGCTAAATCAGCTTATCATCCACCTACTAGACCACCAATAAAGAAACTAGATAAACCATTACCAGAAAGCTTAGGTGATGAACTAACATCTAAGTCTATACAAGCATTACAACAAGTTAAACAACAACTTGAACAACAACGTATGGCTGAGTTAGAACAGTGGGAAAAAGATTTTAAACAAAACACAGTTGCTAAGTTCACGGCAAGAGAACCTAATCTTAGACAAAGAGCAACATCTAGTCCTATGGTAGCGATGCCAGGTGAGAAACATTCTGACCTAAAAACTAGATTAGGTCAATTAAACAAAGCTATTGAGAAACAAGGTATATTAGATAACTTAGTTCAGAGACTTGATAAGAAAGGCTTATTGACACCAAACATTGAAGCCGGTGTTGATACAGGTATGTTAGCACGTGATGGTGCAAGAGATAACTATGTTGAGTTGAATAGAAAACTAGACAAAGCATTAGAATATGTTAAGAATAGATTATTGACTAACAAAGCCGCATATGCTAAACCAAAAGGTATTGATGAAGATGATAGTGTTCCTACTAGAATGAGAATGAATGATTATATGGATTTAGCAGATAGTATTCAGGAAAAACTCAGACACGCTATTCAGATGGGTGACAAAGCACGTATACAGGAATTGAATAAGCAACGTGATGAGTTAGATGCACACGTTAAAAAACACGGTATGATGCCTGAAAATGTAGAGGAAGAGTGGAGTCAAAAATATAAATCCAGTATCAACTGTAGTCATCCTAAAGGCTTTAGTCAAAAGGCTCATTGTGCAGGTAAGAAGAAGCACAATGAAAGTATTGACAATGTTATGGAGATGACTTGTCCTGATTGTGGTATGTGTGAAACTCACGGAGACCATGAAAATTTAGATGAAGCTTGTTGGAAAGGTTATCACAAAGAAGGTAACAAAAAAATGTTTGGAAAAACATATCCCAACTGTGTGAAGAACGAAGGTGTGGCGGAAGGTGTGGCAGAAAATAACACCGCCGCTGGTATCACCAAGGCGTTCAACAACCTAGGCGATCCTGTGTTTGCCAATCTGCAACGTGTGGCATTGTTGGCCATGCAAGGCAGACAAAGTGAAG